CTTGGTAAGGTTCGCCATGCTCGACTGTTCCGGAACAACAGAGGGGTGTTCTGGGCCGGCAAGGTGATCGCGAAAACCGGCACTACCGTGACGCTCGAGCACCCGCGTCGGGTCGAATGTGGGCTTGTGAACGGCTCATCTGACCTGATCGGTTTCACGACGATTGTGGTCACGCCCGAAATGGTCGGAACCAGGATCGCCGTCTTTACGGCCGGCGAGTGCAAGGATGGCGCCGGGCGGCTGAGTGATGATCAGAAACGGTTCATCGAGAACGTTGTCGCTGCCGGAGGTCGGGCGGCCGAAATTCGGTCGGTTGAGGATGCGCTCAGGTTGGTGGCGCTATGACCCTCGGCACCGACCAGACCGTGGCCCGCGTCTACGACCACCTGCACGGCGGCAATCTTGCGCGTGTTTGGAATCTGCCGGGTTGGCCGAGCGAGCCGACACAGCGTGGCATCCGTGAGTATGGCCCTCTGCCGGGCCGGCACGCCGACAGCCCACAGCGGATCCAGTTTGTCCGCCGCCACATCTCGGCATACGCGCGCGACCTCGCGCTGTGGGAACTGGCTGGTACGCTTGACGACGAACACAGCGCCGCCGAGCAGATTGTGCACGCCGCCGTTGGCATTGCCGAACAGTGCGGTCTGCCTTGGCTTGACGGCATCGCCGCCGGGCAGGCCGAGATGGCCGAGGCCACTACGTACGCCCGAGATTTTGTTGATCAACTTCGCCGTGTCGTGTTCCCGATGGCTCGCGACCGCCGCCCGGGAGACGCTATCCTCGCTGCGGCAAAGCACGTCAACCAGCGCCATGGCTGCCACATGCCGAGCGAGGAGCTGCGCCAAGCCTGCTCGGTGATCGCCAGATCTGCGACGTCGCCCGCCCGGAGGCGCCGCTGATGGCGTTCGAGGATCCGATCTGGTCCGGCAACCGCAAGGTCGTGCCAATACGAGGGCAGGGGCAGTTGCCAGGATTCGAGACTGGGCAAAAACGCCTGCCGCTCACGTATTTCGACCAGATCACGCCATGCACCGACGCCCTCGATTTTGTCGAAGGGCTCATGGTCGAGGGGTCGGCCGGCGTGGTCTACGGCGAGTCGAACAGCGGCAAGACGTTCTTCATGACCGACTTGGCGCTGCATGTCGCAGCCGGCATGCGCTGGCGCGACCGCGAGGTCGATAAAGGCGCAGTCGTATATGTCGCGCTTGAGGGAGGTATTGGTTTTCGCAATCGCATTGAGGCCTGGAAGCGGGAGAAGGACACAGACCAGCTCGTTGCATTTGCGGCAATCATGATGCCGGTCAACCTGCTTGATCCGGATGCTGACACAGAGGGTCTCATCGCGGCGATTGAGGAAGCGGGCGAGCACATCGGCATGCCGGTGAAGCTTGTCGTCATCGACACGCTCAGCCGTGCCATGGCAGGCGGAAATGAGAACGCGCCAGACGATATGGGCGCGCTGGTCATGAACATGGACCGCATCCGCGATGCCACAAAGGCCGCGGTTTGGTTCGTCCACCATTCGGGCAAGGATCAGGCCAAAGGCGCGCGCGGACACAGCCTGCTGCGCGCCGCGATCGACACCGAGATCGAGGTGGTCGCGACCACTGACACCGGTCCCAGGACGGCCGCAGTGGTCAAGCAGCGCGAGCTGCCGAAAGGAGATTCGTTCGAGTTCACGCTAAAAATCGTGGAACTTGGACAGAACAAGCGCGGGAAGGCCGTCACCTCCTGCGTGGTCGAAGGCTCTGGCACGGGTCATACGGCGGGCGCCGTTCTCGTGCCAAGGCTGAAAGGGCATTCCCAGCGGGCGCTGGAAGTGTTGCACGACCTGCTTGCTGAAAGCGGGAAGGGTGGATTTCGAGGCACGCCAAACGGCGTGATTTCCGTGCCGGCGGACTGGTGGCGCGATCGGTTCTACGAGCGCGCATGCCCAGGAGACCAGCCAGAAGCGAAGAAGAAGGCGTTTCAGCGCGCCTCCGCACGGCTGATCGAAGAACGCATTGTCGCCATGGGGGCCAACCGCGTGTGGATGGCTCGCAAACCGCGCAATGCTGAAAATATGGAGGAATATCATGAAGATGTGTGATAGTCATTCCGGTAGTTTGAAAGTGTCCCCGGATCGGGACATTTGCCGGGACAAGCGGGACATTTTAAAAAATCGCGATGTCCCCGTAGCGGGACATTTCGGGACATCTCCCCGTAGGGGGATGTCCGAATGTCGCGCGGCATCGGGGCGGGACATTTTGAGGTGAAGAATTCGTTGCGGGTATGGGAGGAGCGGATAGTCGCTGCCACCGCGAATGCCGAACGTCTGCGCACGCATGGCGCGGGCGATCCTGTGGGAAATTATGCTGGGTATGGGGGCCGTTGATGGCAAAGCGCGGTGACCTGACCGACAAGCAGCGGAAATTCGTGGAGACGTATCTCACGAACGGGAGGAATGCGTCAGCGGCCTATCGAGAGGCGTACAACACCACGACGTCAGCTCAGCGGGTTGGCGATGACGCATCAGAACTTCTGCGCCATCCCGGAATAATCCCGATAATTGAGGCGGCGGAGCAAAAAAAAGAAGAATCAACCCGCCGCGTGATCGAGCGCACCTCGATTACTGAGGCAGAAATCCTGTCCCGGCTGATCCACTTGGCACGAGCGGATGTGCGAGACTTGATGGACTGGACCAGTGGTCGGCCTGTCTTGAAAAACAGCGCTGAACTGACGACAGAACAAGCCTACGCGATCACGGAGATTGCTGAAACGCAGAACGGACTGCGGATCAAGCTGACCGACAAGCGCGCGGTGCTGATGGATATCGCGAAGCTGATGGGGCTGTTGGTTGAGAAGCAACAGCAGCTCGGCCCGGACGGCAAGCCGATCGATCCGCGGCAGGTGTTCACGGTGGTGGTGAAGGGATGACCACAATCGCCTGGGACGGCCACTCACTGGCCTGCGACACCTGCTGCAGTAGCGGCGGGATGGTGTTTCGCGTGAACAAAATCCGCAGATGCCCAGATGGCCGGCTGATTGGCGGAGCCGGGGAGTCTGGCGCCGTGGAGGCTTTCATGGATTGGCTGCAAACGGGAAAGCCTGACGGGCGGCCAGAGTTTCAGGACCGCAGCGACGACAACGTGCACATGCTGGAGGTGCAGCTGGACGGCACCGTGTGGTGGCACGGTCGGTTCGCGCCGTTCCGTTTCTGCCAGGAGTTCATCGCGATTGGCAGCGGGCAGCATTTCGCCATGGCGGCGATGGCCATGGGAGCTGGTGCGAAGCGCGCGGTCGAGATCGCGTGCCGGTTCGACGCTGGATCGGGTGAGCCGGTGGAGACGCTGCATTTTGTGGGGCCATCCGCGCAATCCTTGACCCAACCCCACCCCATCCCGCATGTTCCTGCGGCGCACGGGCCATCAGCACCGTGACGACACCCGCCGCATCGCGCTCAGTCATCGCGCCTCACGGCAGCACCCCCACCAGCACCAGTATTCGCCGGCGTGTGCCGGCCTCCAGCGGGAGCGATGACGATGAACGATGACGGCATGATGCGTCCGCGCAAGATGATGGCCGGCGCCGAGGATAGCGGGGATTTTGGCGTTGGCCCGATCGGCCGGCCGCGGTTCGCCCCGATGATCAAGGACAGCGAGATGCTCGCCGACAAGGACCGCGCGGCCCCGCCCGCGTTCGGCGGATCGGGCGGCTCGATGGCCAGCACGCCGGCTGCCGACCACGGTCCGCATTTTAGCCGCCGCGGCGTCTGATGATGCACGGCCACCCACCTCTGCCGGTGCGTCGCATGCCCGTTGGAGCGCCGCCTGTGGCGTCTCGGCAGCTGCTGCCGCCACCGGCGCCGGAAGCCGTTTCATTCGCGCCACAGCACGTCCTGGGTGGCCCGGGGTGGCGGGACAAGCTGGCGGCCGACGGCAAGAAGGGGGCGTAAAATGGGAAAGAGCACCACGCGACCGGTCGCACCGTTCACTCCGTCTGATCGCCAGTCGGTAACGGTGGACAAGATCAAGAACGGGTTCCTGATTACGCGCGACGGCGTGCGAAAGGGCGAGTATTTCTCCGAGCGCGAATACTCGCCGACCGACCCGCTGGCGCCGGCCAAACGCACAAGCGCGAAGGCGAAATGATGCCCATCACCACCGGCAACGAGCCCGAAACCCTCAGTGGCATGCGATCGCCGACCACGCCCGCGCCGCTGCCGAAGCCGTCACGCAAAATGGACGCCGGCAAGTCGCCAGCCAAGCATCCCGATCCGGCGCACAACACCACGAAGCACGCGCATCACGACGGGCGCCGCGCCGCGCATTACTGAGGGCCGCCGGCCATGATGCCGGAATATGACCGGACCAATTCGCCGACTGTGAAAGAATTCATGTCGAGCGATGCGTTCATCCGGGGCCTAATGGGGCCGGTTGGCTCGGGCAAATCCTCTGGCTGTGTCTGGGAGATCATTCTCCGCGGCTTAAAGCAACGGCCTGGCCCAGACGGCGTGCGCAGGTCGAAATGGGTGGTCATCCGCAACACCTATTCCGAGCTCGCTGACACCACGATCAGGACGTTCCTGCAGTGGTTTCCGCCCTATCTGTTCGGCGATTGGCGCCCCAGCCTCAACAGCTACATCGTCCGCGGCTTGCGCGCCGCTGACGACGAGCCTGCGGCCGAGATCGAGATCATGTTCCGCGCGCTGGATCGGCCGGACCACGTCGCCAAACTGCTCTCGCTCGAAATCACCGGCGCCTGGATCAACGAAGCGCGCGAGGTGCCTTGGGCAATCGTCGAGGGCGTGCAGATGCGCGTCGGCCGGTATCCCGCAATTCGCGACGGCGGCGCGACCTGGTGCGGCGTGATCATGGACACGAACCCGCCAGATGTGGACAGCGACTGGTATCGGTTCTTCGAGCAATCGGACCACGGCGAGGCCGTCGAGAAGCTGGCCGAGGTCATTCCCGGTTTGACGGCTGAAGGGTTCGCGCGAATCTTCAAGCAGCCGAGCGGGTTGTCACCTGCGGCCGAGAACAAAGCCAACCTGTTACCGGGATATTACGAACGCATCGCGGTCGGAAAATCTCAAGAATGGGTCAAGGTCTACGTCCACGGCCAATATGGATTCACGATTGACGGCCTGCCGATATTTGGCGATGACTACGAGGATGGGTTTCACTGCAAGCCGTGTTTGGCCCGACCAGATGCGCCGATTTACCGGGGGTGGGATTTTGGCCTTACGCCGGCGTGCGTGTTTACTCAGATCCAGCCCAACGGCCAGTGGCGCGTGCTCGACGAGCTAACCTCGACCTCGATGGGTATTGACCGGTTTTCGGACGATGTCATTGAATTCAGCAATCGCGCATATCCGCAGATGGATTTCATCGACATCGGCGATCCGGCGGGGATGCAACGGGCGCAGACTGACGAGCGAACGTGCTTCGAAATTCTTCACGCCAAGGGAATCTTGATCGAGCCTGCTTTGCAGGACCCTACAATTCGCTGGGAAAGCGTTAGGAAACCTTTACGGACTGTGATTTCAAAGGGCCAGCCACAATTTCTGATTGACCCGGCGTGCAGCGTGCTGCGAAAAGGATTCATGGGTGGATATCAATTCCGCCGACTGAAGGTCTCCGGCGAGCAATACTCGCAGCAGGCGACCAAAAATCAGTATTCCCACGTTCATGATGCGTTGGGATACGTGGCTACCAGGCTGTTCGCGCCATCACTGCGCAGGCCGAAAACACCAGCACACGACGATAGCGAGAGCTATCAGGCGATCCAGGACAGCAGTCGGTCCAGAATCACGGGGTACTGACATTTGGCAAAACTTACGTCTGAGGTTTCCCGCTGGACCAATCAGACCGGTGCGCTCGGTGTATCCGGCTCCGGCACGACGCTGTTGAGCGCGATCCACATCGATGTTGCGGCCTACGACGCCCTGCCGCCGATCCTCCGCGAAGCCGTGGCGCGCAACGCCATCAAGCTGTCGGCCGAAAGCGTCCTAAAATTCTGGCGCAGCATCACCTTGCAAGCCGGCGGCGATGACGCCGAGGCCGCGCGCTACACGGCGACGAAAATCGACAAGCTCGAAGCGGGGGAAATCACCATGTTTGCAGGATGGCACCGCGGCGCGCACGGGTATGACCTGCCGCACGTTGCAGCTCGCGCAAAGATCTGCAGGCCGGACAGCCGGCGCACACGGATTATCGGTTGGGATATGGCCGCGTGAGTGGTTCCAGCGCCCTGGCAGCCCTTCCCGGCGCCGCGCGAACGTCGCAGCCGGCCACGTCCGGCCCGCAAGTCGAAATGCCGACCGATGGCGATGGCCTGCTGGCCGAGGCTGAGTGGCAGGGGCGAGAGGGCGCGAACCGCGAGCTCGCCGACCAGCTGATGCGCTGGATCAAGATGCCGAACATTGCCGAAGATCAGTCAATTCCCGAGGACACGTTGAACACGATCGCCAACCGTGTGAAGCAGGATTACGACCTCGATGAGGAAAGCCGCGCTGAGTGGAAATCGGCCTATGAGAAATGGCTCGACCAGGCGATGCAGATCGCCGAGGAAAAAAGCTACCCGTGGCCTGGCGCGTCGAATGTCCGCTATCCGCTGTTGACGAATGCCGCGATCCAGTTCGCGGCACGCGCGTATCCGTCGATCGTGCGCGACCGCAATGTGGTCAAGGGCACCGTGATTGGCGATGACAAAGGCGAGCCGGTCATCGATCCGAACACCGGCCAGCAAGCGCAGATGCCAAGCCCTGACGGCCAGATGCAGCCAGTCTGGAAAGTTGCGCCGGGAGCCAAGGCAACGCGAGCCGACAACATCGGCCGGCACATGTCGTGGCAGCTGCTCGACGAGCAGGAGGAGTGGGAGCCGCAGACCGACCGCATGCTGATCGTGTTGCCGATCGTGGGCACCATGTTCCGCAAGAGCTATTTCGACCCGGGCATGCAGCGGAACATGTCGGAGACCGTGACCGCGCTGAACCTGTGCATCAACTACAAGGCGAAGTCGTTCGAGACCGCGCCGCGCGTGACCGAGATCATCGACTTGTACCCGCATGAGATTGAGGAGAAGATTCGCGCGGGCATCTTCATCGACCAGTTCTATGGGGAAAACTTTGACGCAGGCCAGGATCAGGAGGCCGTGGTCACATTCCTTGAACAGCATCGGCGGTGGGATTTGGACGGCGACGGCTACACGGAGCCTTACATCATCACCATCGCACGCGACTCCTGCAAGTTGGCGCGTATCCGGGCCGCCTATGACGAAGAGACGGTGTTCTTTTCTGCCGTCGATCACCGCATCCGCAAGATCGACCCGGTGAAATACTACACAAAATATCCGTTTATCCCGAATCCCATGAGCAACGTCTACGATGTCGGGTTTGGCCATTTGCTGAACCCGATCAATGAGGCGATCAACACGACGCTGAACCAAATGTTCGATGCGGGCCACCTGGCGAACGCCGGCGGCGGTTTCATCGGGTCCGGGTTGTCGATGAACAGCGGAGCAGTGCGGTTTCAGATCGGCGAATACAAGGTGGTGAACGGCCTCGGCGGCAGCATCCGCGATTCGATTCTGCCGCTGCCGTTTCAGGGGCCCAACCCGGTGCTGTTCTCGCTGCTCCAGTTCCTTATGGAAGCCGGCAAGGAAATCGCCGCGGTGAAGGACGTGCTGTCGGGAGACCTGCCCGGCGACAACGTTTCGGCCGTGACCACGATGGCCGTGATTGAGCAAGGGCTCAAGGTTTTCACGGCAATTCACCAGCGGATCCATCGGTCGCTGAAATCCGAATTCAAGAAGCTGTTCCGGCTGAACCGCATCTATCTGCCGGTGCAGACCGGGTATCGCATGGGCGATGTCTGGCACGAGATCACGCAAGCCGACTATCAGGCGGGCGCGGGGATTGAGCCGGTCAGCGATCCGCGCATGATCACCGACATGCAGCGGTTGGGCCGGGCGCAGTTCCTGATGCAGTTCATGAACGACCCTTGGTTCAACGGGCGCGAGATCCGCCGGCGCATCCTGGACGCATCGCTGATCGACAATTCAGATGCGCTCATGGTCGAGCAGCCGCCGGCCGATCCCCAGGCCATGGCCGCGCAAGCCGACCTGAAACTGCGCGAGGCCGAGCTGCAGATCCGCGCCGCGCATGAGCAGGCGGATGTGCAGATCCGGCGCGGCAAGGACAAGGCGGACGAAATCCGCATCCTCACCCAAGGCATCCTGAACCTTGCAAACGCGGCCAAGGCGGACGCGCAGGTCGATCAAGGATGGGTGGCCCACAACATCGCAATGCTAAAACTCCAGGTGGACGCACTCAATGCCGGATCGGATCAACCCGACGTCAACCCCGCGGCCATTGCAGGCCTCCCAGGCGCGCCTCAGCCCAACGCTGGCGGCGGCTTTGGATCTCCAGGAGGGGCAGTTTCAGGCGTGGCTCAATCATCCGGTCAGCCGCCTGTTCCAGCAGTTCCTGCGGGATTACCGGGACCAGGTGGCGCAGTCGGTGCTTGAGGGGTGGCGCGCGGGCGGCAGCCTTGCCCACGAAAACGAAAATCGCGGCCGATGCGCGCTCGCCGATGAAATCGCGATGCTGTCATTCGAAAACATCCGCAATTTCTACCTCAAGGCCGCTGTGGCCGAGGGATTCACACCGGAGACCAATCAATGAGAGACGGGCGTATCCTCAAGATCGGCAACACGCAGTGGCGTCCGGCGCCATTCACGGGCGCGAACACCAGCGGGTATACGCCGGTCGGCGACAAGGTGCTGATCCTGCCTGATGTGGCGGTGACCAAGACGGCCGGCGGCATCCTGCTCACCGATGAGAAGCAGGAGCAGCAGACCGCCAGCGCCATGACGGGCGTGCTGGTCGAGGCCGCGCCCGGCGCGTTTCTCTGGAACGATGACCGTACGGCGCAATGGGAAGGCGCCCGGCCGCTGCCGGGTCAGCGCATCTACTTCGAGCGGTATGCCGGCCAGATCCTGCATGGCAAGGATGGCCAGACCTATCGGCTGATGGATCAGCGTTGCATCGCCGGCATTGAGGTGGAACCGGCCGCCGACGCAGCGGAAGCACCGCGGCCAGCAGCCGCATAGTCAGGAGAGCATCATGTCTGGGGCGACTGACAACGTCTTGTCCCGCGTCGATGACGGCACGGAACCTGTCGAGGAGCCAATCGAGGTTCGCGCCAGGCGTCTCGGCTGGAAGCCGCGCGAGGAATTCGCATCCGGGCCGCCGCAAAACTGGAAGACGGCCGAGGAGTTTGTCGAGGCCGGCGATCGTGAACTGCCGCTGATCCGCGCCAACAACCGGAAGCTTGAGACGCAGGTCAGCCGCTTGTCGCGTGATCTGACCGCGGTCACCGAATCTCTCGCCCACATGACGGAAATGCAGCAGAAGGCCTACGAGCGAGCCTACAAGAAGGCGCGCGAGGACCTGGAGCGCCAGCGCGACGCTGCGGTCGAAGGCGCTGATCGTGCGGCGTTCGCCGCGGCCGAAAAGGGCCTGAAGGAGCTGGATGCCGAAGCACCCAAGCCGCCGCCGAAACCCGTGCAGCCGCGCGTCGCCGAGCCGCCGCCCGAAGTGCTCGAATGGTCGGATCAGAACCCGTGGTTCCTCGCCGACGCGAGTCTGCGCGAAAAGGCGGAGCGCATCCACATGCGCATCCAGCAGGCGCGGCCTGGCCTGTCGCTGCGCGAGAATCTTGCCGAGGTCACGGCGGAGATGCGCCGCCAGCATCCCGAACTTGCCGGCGAGAACCCGCGCCGCAACGGGGCTGCGGAGGTCAGTGGCGCCGGCACCGACAATGGCCCGATGCGGCGCAGCGGCGCCAAGACGTTCGACGCCATGCCTGCTGATTCCAAGGCCGCCTATGAACGGTATGCCAAGGCCATGAAGGCCCGCGGGGGCGCGCTGACCAGGGAACAATGGGCCGCCGACTACTGGGATCAGGAGTAACAGCGATGTCGATCATGAACCATCTGGCCGCCGAGAACCGTGACGCTGCCACCGAGGCGGCCGAACCGCCCAAGCCGAAACGGGCCTACAACCGCCGTGTGGCGCCCGTCGAGGGGCAGCTGACGATCACGCCGGGGCAGACCGACATGCAGCCGAACCACTCGTCGGTGCCGCGCGGTCCGATCACGCCGACCAGGCCGCGCGTTGGAATGGGCGAATTCGTCCGATCGGCCGATGAGCCGGCGCCGATCCCGGTGGCAGCACCTCGCTCGCGCCCGCGCGATCTGAATCGCAAGCCGTTTGGCGCGCATGAGCAGAAGATGGCGTTCCCGGAGCGGCCCGGGTTCCATCGCCACATCTTCAACGACACGCCCGGCCGGATCGAGCGCGCGAAGGCTGCCGGCTACGAGCATGTGATGGACAGTCGCGGCAATCCGACCATGATGGTGGTCGGCAAGGATGAGGCCGGAAAAGCGCTGAATGCGTACTTGATGGAAATGCCGCAAGAATGGTATGACGAGGACATGGCGGATCGGCAGAACGAGCAGGAACGCACCATGGCCGCAATCAAGCGCGGTTCGCATTCGGCGCCCGAGAATTCCTACGTGCCCCAGAAGGGCATTTCGCTCGAACGGCGCTGATCCGCATCTGACTTTGAGGCCCCAGGCAAGACGGGAATCGCTACCGGCGCCATCATGGTGATGGCGATCGATCCCCTTGACCTGAGGGCTTTCTCATGGCGAACGCCAATACCCCGCGCGGGCTCATTCCCTATGCCGACACCTATGGCCGCAAATTCAACGGTTCGCTGAGCATCTACTATGTGCCCGCCGGCAATGCGACGGCGCTGTTCATGGGTGATCCGCTCCTCGCGATCTCGAACACTTCTGACGGCAACGGCATTCCGGCCATCGGCATCGCAGCCGCCGGCGGCGGCACGTACATCACCGGCGCCTTCATGGGCATCGCGAACAACGCCGGCGCCATCCCGATCACGCTGCTGCAGAACCAGACCCCGTATCTCGCGGCCGGTCAGGCGGCGTATGTCTACGTCGCCGATGACCCGAGCCTGCTGTTCGAGGTCCAGGAGAACGGCTCGATGGTATCGGGCGCATCGATGCGCAACGTCGATCTCGTCGCCGGGTCCGGCTCGACAGTGACCAGTTATTCCGGTTGGCAGCTGAACAGCTCGACGCTCGCCACGACGAACACGCTGCAGATGCGGATTAAGCAGCTGCTTCAGGAGGCCGACAACACCGTCGGCACCAACGCGAAGTGGCTCTGCAAGATCAATCTGCACTCTCTCAACAACCCTGCCGGCATCTGAAGGGGCACCCGCACCATGGCGATCATCACGACTGGGACCCATCCAAAGGCGCTTTGGCCCGGCATCAAGGCCTTCTGGGGCCGCTCGTATGCCGAGCACCAGGAGGAGTGGTCCGACCTGTTCGAGACCGACACCTCGGACAAGGCATACGAGGAAGAGGTCGAAATCACGGGCTTTGGCCTGGCCCCGGTGAAGCCGCAGGGCACGTCGATTTTCTACGACACCGAGACGCAGGGCGCGGTCAGCCGGTTCACGCACGTGGCCTATGCGCTGGGTTACATCGTGACTTGGGAAGAGCTGCGCGACAACCTCTATGAGGCGGTTTCGAAGCGCCGGGCTCAGCAGCTCGCGTTCTCCATGCGCCAGACCAAGGAGAACGTGCTCGCCAGCATCTACAACAACGCCTTTTCGTCGTCCTACAACGGCGCGGACGGCGCGCCGTTGTGCTCGGCTTCGCACCCGACGCTGAGCGGCAACCAGTCGAACCTGCTCACCACGGCGGCTGACCTGTCCGAACTGGCCGTCGAGGATCTGGTGATTCAGATCATGCTTGCGACCAACAACCGCGGCTTGAAGTTCTCGTTGCTTCCGCAGTCGCTGCACGTGCCGGCTAACCTCTTCTTTGAGGCGAACCGCATCTACAAGTCGGTGCTGCAGAACGACACCACGAACAACGCCATCAACGTGCTGCGGGCGACCGGCGTGTTTCCGAAGGGCATCAAGATCAACCACTACTTCCTGAGCCAGACGGCGTGGTTCATCAGGACGAATGCACCGCGAAGTTTGCAGTATTTCGAGCGTGATGCGATCTCGTTCGACCGTGATAACGATTTCGATACAAAAAACGCCAAGGCAGCATGCTATGAGCGTTACTCTGCCTCGTGGGCCGACTGGCGTGGCCTCTATGGAACGCCGGGAGTCTAGACCGAGCGTCTGGTAGTTCGTGAAGGGCGTCGGAGTGATCCGGCGCCTTTCTGTTTGATCATGACCGCGACTTTTGCTATCATCCTATTATCGCGTCTCAGTCATGGACGGCGATCCCCACAGCCCGGCCTTGAGTGGCCCTGAAGGAGATCCCCATGGCTCGCACTGCGCTCTATGCCCCCGCCCATCGTGTCGCTCCTCGTCTTGCGCTCGGCAACACCGGCGGCAATCCCGACCAGGCGCCCAGCATCGATTTCGGCGGCAGCGGCATCCAGGATCCGCGACTGCCCTACAACACGGCCAACAGCGCGACCGGCGCGGCCGTGGTCGGCTGGATGGAGACCGGCGCCATCAAGGTGATCAGCGCGGTTCCGTCTGCTCTGGCGACCGCCAGCATCGCTGCGGCGGCACACACGACCAGCGGCACGGCCATGACGCTGGTGAGCAGCACCGGTTCCGGCATCACGGTTCTGGCGTCGGCGCTGATGGTGCTGCCCAGCCTCAACACCGTGCCGGCCGGCGCGCTCGCGATCGACGGCGCACCCGGGCTGGTGACGTTCGGCACGCACAATCGCACCTCGTTCTATGATCCGACGAAGGCGCTGGCGCGCTCTGTGTCGATCACTGGCATTGCCGGCGGTGCTGGCGGAAACTTCCTGATCAAGGGCGCTGACATCTACGGCTATCCGATGTCTCAGCTTCTGACGGTGGCGGCCGGCGCGAACACGGTGAACACGACGAAGTGCTTCAAGTTTGTCTACAGCGTCACCCCGCAGTTCACAGATGGCACCGGCACCTATTCGATCGGCCATGGTGACGTCTATGGGTTCGGCCTGGCGGCGGACTATTTCTCGGACGTGGACATTTACTGGGCCAACGTGATCCAGGCGGCGGCGACTTTTACGGCCGCGGTGACCACATCGCCGGCCACTACGACGACGGGCGATGTGCGCGGCACGTTCACGCCTGGGTCGGCATCAGACGGCACCAAGCGCCTCGATGTGTTCGTGGTGCCCAGTCTGAAGCGCATCGCCACCGCGCCGATGTCCGCCGGCCTGTTCGGCGTCACGCAGGTCTGATTTTTCCAGGGAGGGTTCCCATGAGCGTCGATCCGCAGTTCGCCGACGATTTCGTGCAGGCCGGCATGACCAAGGTCGAGGAAGCGCTGGCCAACGAGCCGCGCTTTCAGGGCGCCATGCTGCGTGGCGACGTGCTCACGGTGGCCGAAGCGCTGCTGCGGCACCTGATCACGTACCAGTCGCCGACTGCGCCGGCGTCTGAGCAGCCCGCGCCCGATCCGAACCCACCGCCCGAACAGTCCACGACCTGATCGGTCATAGGAGAGCCCCATGGCCGACAGCGTGTCTGTCCAGACGATCGAGAACGGGTATCGCAACCTGGTCGTGAAGCTCACGTCCGTGTCGGACGGGACGGGCGAGGTGTTGGTCAAGAAGGTTGATGCAGCGGCAGCGGGCAATGGTGTGGTCGTTCAGGGCCAGACCTTTGTCCCCGGTGTGCATCTGAAGATCCGCAAGATCGTCTACGAGTGCAAGGGGATGGCGGTTCGGCTGTTGTGGGATGCTACGACGCCGACCGATATCGTCGTCCTGGGCGACATGGGCAGCATGGACTTCAATTCGCTCGGTGGCTTGCCCAACCCGCAGGCTGCAGGTGCCACGGGAAGCATCCTGCTTTCGACGATTAACGCGGCGTTGAATGCCTCCTACACGATCACGCTGTTCATGACCAAAGGCGTTCCTCAGTCGTAAGGAGCGCGCGGCATGGCAGACGACAAGCATTACAAGCCAGGTTCGTTCTACCGGATCGACGATATTTCCGGTTTCAAGGTCCGGGCCGAGCGCACGCGCAAAATCTGGACGGGCATGATTACCGACCAGCGCCGGTGGGAAGCCCGTAACGCGCAGGAGTTTGTTCGCGGCGTGGTCGATGACCAGACCGTGCCAGACCCTCGGCCGCGCCAGGTCAATCAGTTCGTCATCCTGGGAACCTATGTGACTGCGTTCTCGCCGCGCGGGTCGAGCACGTTTCAGGTGGACAGCACGGTGAAGATGCTGCCCGGCGACAAGCTGCAGATCATGCTGGACAAGGGCGAGAATTTCTTCTCGACGATCCAGTCGATTGATGGCGACCTGATCACGATCGCCGACGCGCTGCCGGACTCGGTTGGTGGCCCCGTCGGCGGCTATTACGGCGATCCGCTTGAGAACTCGGTTCTGGATTTCGGGGGAGGTTCGCCGGCGCCGCCGGTGGATCTGACGTTCATCCTCGACGTCGCCGGTCACGACACCCTCGACTACAACGTGCTGGGCTGATCCATGAGCAACTTTGTCCAAGGCACCACGCTGACCGCCGCGGCGCTCAATGCCGCGTTCGCCGCAGTGACGCCGCCCACGGCCGCTTTGCTTGGGGGCAATGGCACGTCGTCGACGGCTGTCGCGCTGGGCGCCGGACTGGTGCTGAACAGTGGCACGTTGGCGGCGCCTGGAAGCGGCGGCAGCAACGCGCAATACATCGCTGTGTCAGTGTCCGATGAGGTGACGCCGATCTCTGTGGCGTCTGGCGTGATGAAGTTTCGCATGCCGTTCTCGATGACGGTAACGGCTGTGCGATCGTCGGTCTCGACGGCCAGCGCCAGCGGCGCGGTGCAGGTTGATCTGAAGTCGTCGGGCGCCACAATTCTGGGCACGCCGAAGCTGAACATCGACGTGTCGCAACTGACTTCGACGACGAGCACAGTGCCGAACAACGGTTCCCTGGTGACCACGTCGCTGGGCGATGACACCGAGGTCGAGATTGACATCACGGTGGCTGGCGCCGGCGCCACAGGCCTTAAGGTGCTGTTCATCGGGACGCATCCATGAGCCGGGTCGCATATGGCGCCGAGTCCCTCGCAGCCATTCGGCGGCTGACCCGCGGCGTGTGCCTGATTCCAGGCACCGGGGAATTCATTTACGACACCCAGATCGTGACGACGAATGGCTACCAATCGGAAAACCACAACCGGGCCGGTTCACCGAATTCCGATATGGTCAACAGCATCGCGCTGCTGAAATCGTCGCTGCCGAATGTGAAAACTGTCAGTCTGATCTGTTCATGGTTCGGGAACGACTTGCGCGCCAGTCAGGCATTGATCCGGCCTGGTGTGGACAGTGTCAGCAAGACCAGCACGCCCTATTCCTGGCAGGTAGCCGACCAAATCCGCAGCACGGCCTATGCGATTCAGCACGACGGCAGCGGGAGCGCCTATTTCGGCGGCACACCCTCGGACCTGTCGATCGTCCGATGCGCGCACTACTTGAACAGCCAGGGCTACGACGTCACCCTGTATCCGTTCATCATGAACGACATTGAGGCCGGGAACACGCTGCCGGATCCCTACGGCAGCTTGACCGGCCAGGAAGCACAGCCGTGGCGCGGGATGATCACCACGGATGTGCACCGTAGTCAGCCGGGCACGACGGATCGCAGCGCCACGGCCGCGGCCAATGTGGCCGCTTTTTTCGGCACCTGTGCAGCCTCGCAGATCACCTGCTCGGTCGATGTCACGACAAGCGCGATCACGTACTCGAGCACCGCGACCGACTTTCGGTATCGGCGCATGATCATGCACTACGCCAAGTTGTCGGCGGCCATCAACGCGGTGCAGCCCGGCACGATCAAGAATTTCCTGGTCGGTTCTGAGATGCGTGAGCTCATGAGCCTGACGGACGCGAGCCGGACGTTCATCGCGGTGCTGGCGATGCAGACCCTGGCGCAAGACATCAAGGCCGTGCTCGGGTCTAGCGTCTCTGTCGGCTATGCCAGCGACTGGAGCGAAACTACGGGCTTCTCAGACCCCAACGGGTCCGGGTTCTGGTTTCACCTGGACCCGCTGTTTGCGGACGGTTCGATCGGCTTTGTCGGCGTGGACAACTACATGCCGCTGGCAGACCAGCGTGTTGGTCAGACTGATCTGACGCACACTGTATCCGCACTGCAGGCGGATATTGAGGGCGGCGAGCTCTGGGATTTTTACTACGCCAGTCAGTCTGATCGGGATGCCGGGATCAAGACGCCGATCACAAACCCGATCTATCGAATCAAAGATATCCGGAATTGGTGGTCCACCACGCATCACGACATGCCCGGTGGCGTCCCAAATAGCTCGCCGACCGCGTGGGTGCCGCAGAGCAAGCCGATGGTGTTCACCGAATACGGCGCGGCCAAGATCGACAAGACCTCAAACGAACCGAACGTGTTCCCCGCACCGCTCACCGGGGGTGGCTATCAGTCAGGATCGCTGCCCTATTACTCGACCGGCGTGAAAGATCTCGGCGCGCAGACCGCATTTCACACAGCGCTGATCCCCTATTGGACGTCGCCGGCGCTGAATCCGAACAGCACGGTCTATGGCGGCCCGATGATTGACATGACCCGGGCCTGCGCTTGGTGCTGGGATGCGCGCCCCTACCCGGAATTTCCGCTGCTGACATCGGTCTGGAACGATGGGCCAAAATTCTATGTGGGCCACTGGCTGAACGACAACGTGCTCTACACGCCGCTGCCAGTGCCCGCTCAGACCTGGGTGTTCTTTTGGGCCGGGCAGTCGAACGCCGAGAAGATGTTCTATGCCGAGAACGACATCAACGGCAGTCCGGTTGCGCCTGGCGTAAACTATTTCAACGCCGGCATCGTGACGGGGGTACCGATTGATGGCCTATCGGTGAACAGCGTCAAGGCGGCCGTCGGCGGCACCGCGCTGCTTGAGGTCATGGATTACCAACAGGTGAACCCGGACGGATCTCCGGGCGCCTATATCGGCCACTGGTGGAACGCCAACGGCACGCCTGGCCAGTTGGCGCTGAACATGGCCGCGCAGGCGGCGTCCACGACTGGCATCGTGAAGATGCTGATCTGGGATCAGGGCGAGACCGACTGGAACGACGTGCTGCCACCCGGATCCTATGGTAGTTTGCCTGGTGGCGGATACCGGTCGCCCAACCCCAAGGGTATGCTCGGCGGCGGATGCGCGGTGGCCCAATATGAGGCGGCGTTCGCTGCATTCATCTCGTGGTGCCGGTCGAGCGCATGTTTCAACAATCCGAACCTGCCGGTTTTGATCAGCGGGATTGGGCAGGGTCGCTACCCTTGGACGGCATTGCTGACGTCGCAGTTGTCGGGCGTTACGGAGCCGGCCGAGAACTCCTACCTGTTCGGCATCTGGGCCGCGCAGCGGAACGCGATCAACAACATCGCCAACGTGTTTCAGGGCGACCGCCGCTGCCGGCGTGACGGTGACTATGGGCCGGAATGGGCCGCCGATTACCCGTTGGCCCGGGTGGATGGCATCCACCTTGAGGGACCCTCATATGAGGCCCATGGCATGGCTTTAGCGGCCGAGGCGCTTCCGATCGTCATGGGCACCAAGACCTGGTCGCCGAACAGCTACCAGATCACCAGTGCACCGAACGAGATCGTGTTCCTGGGTGCGTTTACCGGAGCCAGGATGTTTGCTGACTTCGCCTATTATGTGACCACCATGACCCGGTCGGGTGGCGTGGTGACGGCAACTGTGACGCCGGCGCATGGGTTCGACAGCACCTATGTCGGGGCGCCGATGTCGGTCTCTGAATCAGAACTGGACGCTTCATTCGACGGCGCGTTCACGATCGCGTCGGTGCCGAGCACCACCACGCTGACTTGGGCGCAAGCCGGCGCTAATGTGACCATTGTGGGGGTGGCTGCAGGCACCACGATATCGGCGTTCGGCACCGGCACCGGCGGCGCTGGAACCTACACGGTCAGCATTTCGCAGACCGTCGCCTCGACCCAGATCTTCCAGACCAACAGCGGCACCGTCACCGCGTTCACCGGATCGATTTCCGGCACCACACTGACTGTGACCGCGGTCAAGCAGGGCGCCATCGTGACCGGTTTGGGCATTTACAGCGTGATCGCTGGCGTGCATTTGGCGTCCGGCGCGCAGGTGGCCAAGAACGCAATCTGCTCGGCCAAGGGGTGGAGCGCGAGCCAGCTTTCAATGACGAACTGGTGCGTCGATGGCTGTGCGGTCGATGGCGAGTCCGACCTGTTGCGGCTTAATTTCGGAACCTTCGTCCGATACGGCCGCTGGTGGAACCCTCTGACCACCGCGGCCGACAACCTCGGCCAATACTTGGGCGATTACCTTCAGCAGCGCGGCGCGGCCATCAAGGGCTTGGTAATTGGCATGGGCGAGGTCGAGGCGATCGTCCAGACGTTGACTTGGAACGACACAACCGATGGGTTTGGCTTCATCAACGGCTATGACCCGGTGGCCAAATATGAGCCACGCATGACGGCGCTGCTTCAGTATCTTCGGTCGCGCAACGGCAATGTGTCGCTGCCGATTTTCTTCATGAGGGTCGGCAAGGAGCAATACCCGGCAGTCACGGGTAGTTTCTTTCCATTTACAGCCATGCAGAACGCGCAGGCGGCGCTGGTGGCATCCAGCGCGCTGGCGCCTTGCTACATGGGCGCCTATGCGACCGGAGATCCGGGGGGCGCACCTGACGTGCCGCTGGACAGCAGCGGGCTGCAGTACACGGGTCTCGGCTACCAGGAAATGGGCACGCGGCTCGGTCCCGTTATTGCGGCCCACATCTGATCGGAATCACCATGGTCACGCCCGTCACCTCTGGCACCGCAACGGCACAGCCATCGATCTACCGGATTATCCGAACCGCGCTGCGCCGCATTCGTGCGATTGCCGAGGGTGAGACGCCGAGCATCGACATGATGACTGATGCGCTCGACGCTGCGAACGACATGGTTAAATCCTGGCAGGCCATCCCGGGCGGCCTGCGCCTGTGGTCGGAAACGGAGGGCACCCTGTTCCTGAACGCCGGTCAGATCCAATACCAGATCGGGCTTGGGTCGCCCGATCCCGCGGCGCTGACCGGCACTGTGACCTATGGCGCGCTGGCAAGCCCGGCCGGTGGCGGTTCCTCGCTGGTGCCGTTGCTGTCGAGTGGTTCCATAGCGTCGGGCGATGCGATCGGCGTGCAGCTCGACAGCGGTGTGAATTTCTGGACCACGATCAACGGAGCGCCATCCAGCGGCGTGGTGAGGCTGGCACAGGCGTTGCCGTCGCAAGCGAGCGCCGGGCAGTTCGTTTACAGCTATCCGCAGTCCGGCGCGATCGTCCGGCCGCTGAAAGTGCCGGCGGCGCGGCGCTACCAGTATCTGAGCCAGGTCGATACTCCGGTCATCATGGAAGCGCGGCTCGACTATCAGAACATGCCGAACAAGCTCAATCGGGGCTTGGTCACCCAGGCGTTCTATGACGCGCAGATCCGGCCGCCCGGCGCTGTCGCATTCGCGCCGATCGTCGGCCTGATGAATGTCTGGCCAGCACCGGTGGACAATCAGTCTGCGCTGCGGTTCACCATGCAGCGGCCGTTGCAGGACTGGACCTCGCTTGTCCAGGTGCCGGACTTTCCCCAGGAATGGAACCGCGCGTTGACATGGAATCTGGCCAAGGAGCTTGGCCCCGAGTTCGGTGCGTCTGGAACCCGGACATGGGACGACATTAAGGAGAATGCGGCCACATCGCTCGCATCGGTCTCGGCCATGGATCGTGAGCAGGAGAGCGTGTTCTTTGGCGTGGCCAACATGGGATTCGGTAGGCAGTAGATGGCCCTTCAACCGTTTCGATACACCGAAGGGACGTATCAGTCGCATTCATCGGCGCTGGATGCCGAGCGGCTGGTGAACTTCTACCTCGAGCGATCGCCGCAGGGTGCGAAGTCGATGATTCCCTTGTTCGGTGCCGCGGGCATCCGCAGCTTCGCCAATGTCGGTCCGGGCCCCATGCTGGGCTTCCACGTCATGAATGACGTGCTCTATGCCGTGTCCGGCCAAGGTCTCTACAGCATTGCTCCAGGCGGCGCGGCGACGGTTCTGGGCACCGTGAAGGTCGGCGGCATCGTCTCGATCGCCGACAACGGCACGCAGATGGTGTTGGTGGACGGCCAGACTGGCTGGATTTACCAGATCGGCGGACTGAACCAGTATCTCGCCAACCCGGTCGGAGCCGGTATCAACCTCATTCAGCTGGTCAACATCACCGGCGCCATCTCGCCGGGCGATCCGATCAACCTGACGCTCGACAACGGGCAGATCTTCAGCACCGTGGTGACGGGCGTGATCGGGATCAACGTGTTCCTGCAGACGGCGGTTCCGGCTTACATCTCCGCCGGCGCGCGTGTGGTCGATACCGTCAATGTGGTCGGGCAGATTTCGCACAAAAGCTTTCAGCCATCTGGGTCCGTCATCTATTTCGACAACTATTTCATCTTCAACGCGGCGCGCACCGCTGGGTTTTTCCTGTCCGCGTTGGGCGATGGCACGACCTATAATGCGACCGATCGCGCGACGGCCGAAAGCAGCTCAAACTACGTGCTGGCGGTGGTGAATTTCCACGAGCAGCTCATGGTGTTCAAAGAGAAGAGCATCGAGTTCTGGTATGATTCCGGAAACGCCAGCTTCCCCTTTTCCCGGACGGATGGCGCATTTGTTCAACGCGGCATGATCGGCCCGAATGCGCTGTGCCAGGAGGACAACACCGTCCTTTGGATCGGCGAGGACAAGATTTTCTACCGGTTGGACGGCATCCAGCCCACTCGGCTCAGCACTCACGGCGTCGAAACGGCGTGGCAGAATTACCAGACGATCAACGATGCGTTCTTGCTCGCGTTCACCCAGGAGGGCCACAAGATGGTGGCCATCACATTCCCATCCGCGCAGGCGACTTGGGTCTTTGATCTGGCCAGCCGCGAGTGGCATGAGCGCGAGTCCTGGGATTACCTGAACCGATCGCTCGGGCGCTGGCGAGTGAACTGCGTCATCGCGGCCTACGATCAGATCATTGTCGGCGATTGCGTGGACGGCAAGATTGGCACCCTGGACTTCAACACGTTTACCGAGTTCGGCAACACCATGCGCGGCATGATCGTCAGCGCGCCGATGCACCAGGGCCGGTCTCGGTTGTTCATGGATTGGCTTGAAATCGACGTGGATGCCGGTGTCGGCACGACGACGGGGCAGGGGGCTGATCCTCAGATCATGCTTGACTGGTCTGACGACGGCGGCCATAGCTGGTCGCAGCTGCAGCGCTGGCGGTCGCTCGGTCGCAAGGGCGCCAACCGGCAGCGTGTGCGATGGGGGCGGCTCGGGTCTTTTCGGCAGCGCAGTCTGCGTCTGCAGATCACTGACCCGGTGCGGCGCAACATCGTGGGCTGCTACACCGACGTCGAGACGGAGGACTGATGGCCGGTCCCCTTCGCGCGCTTGGCGATCAACCATTCGTTCGCATGTCGGCCAGCGGGCAAGGCATCCTGAGCACGTATGGGCTGCAGGTGTTGCTGCGCCTATCTGACAGCATAAGCGGCCCGACCGGGGTGGCGACGCAGATCGGCGCCATCACCAACTCGACAGTGCTGCAGCAGATCAACATTGCCGGCGCCACGGCTCAGGCGACGCAGACCGCGGCAGCGCTGCAGGTGGCCACACAGGCCGCAATGGCACCCCCCGGCGGCGATCGGCAAGCACAGGCGATGCTGCAACAGCTACAGGGCGCGCTGGTGGCGCTGGGCGCACGGCCGGAGCGCAATCAGGACATCGTGACCCTGCACAACGGCGCGCGGCTGCTGGACGGCTACGGGTCACCAGAAGGGCTGGTGCCGGGCTGCTTGGGTGACCTGTTCCTGCGCCGCGATGGTGCGGCCGGAACTGCGGGCTACCTCAAGACGACGGGCGCGCCGTTCTCGTCATCCGGTTGGGTGGCGATCGGCAGCGGCACCGTGTCGTCGCCTGGGTTGGTGCCGCTGGTCAATGGCGATCTGCCGGGGCCCGGCTTCGTCGTCACGCCCGATGGGCAATGTATCGGAGTGCCAGCGTCATGAGCACGAGCTCGCTGCTGATCACCTATCTCGGGCAGGGAGTCGCGGCGTCTCGACCGTCTGCGCCGAGCATCGGCACCGGGGTGCTGGGCGTCTATTATGCGACCGATACCCATGCGTTGTCGCTGTGGAACGGCTCGTCCTACGACTCCTATGCGCTTGGCGGCGCGGGAACCGGGACGGTCACATCAATCACGGCCGGCACGGGGCTGGCGGGTGGCACGATCATCGCGGCCGGCACAGTCAGCTTGGCCGGGATCGGTGTGGGCGACGTGCTTGCAAATACCGGCACCGCCACCGCGGCACCGACGGGCGTTACAGTCAGCGCGCTGCTTGATGCATCCCTGGGTGCGACGCAGGGCGATATCGCCTATCGCGGCGCCAGTGGCTGGGTTGTGCTGTCACCGGGAACGGCCGGCCAGGCGCTGATCAGCGGCGGTGCTGCGGCAAACCCGGCATGGGGCACCGTCGGCGCCAACACGCCAACGACGATCATTTCGACGAGCACCACCTTGACGGCCGTTGCGCACAACAACCACATCGTCACCATGAATGCCGGCGCGGCGATCACGCTGGCTTGGTCTGGGACAGGTGACGGGTTTTCGTGTCTCGTTGTGAACAACACCACGGCGGACATCGCGCCGACTCTGACCGGGTTCACCGGAACGACGATCACCAATCCAGGCACCTACACCCACATCAAGGCCGGCGGTATGGCGGCTCTGGTAGCCCTCACGCCGGACGGCGGCACGACGACGGTGCTGCGCGCCTCGGGCGATCTGTCCTGATGCTCGGCGCTGGAGTGGTCGCTTTTGCTGGAGTGGAGACCCGCCATGGTGGCGCGTTGGCATTCGTTCGGAATGCGCTCATTGGGCATGCAGTCTCGACGGCAGCTTTCGACATCACCGGACCGATCAACTGCACCTCGGGCAACCTGCTCGTCGTCACCATTGAGGCGAATACGTCCCAGAACTCGTTCAACCCGAACGTCGTGACGTTCAATGGGACATCGATGACGCTGTTGGCCCTGGCTACCGACAGCACCTATGAGAACGTCTGGATCTATTATCTACAGAACCCGGCGCAAATGACTGCAAATGTTGAGGTCAAGGAAACATCTGGCTCGATCTATGCAAACCAGATATCTGTGACGGCCTACGTGATTTCTGGCGCCAATTCTTCGACGCCATTTCAAACGATAGCGTCCAACTTCGGATCGACAAGCGGTGCCAGCGCATCCGTCACCACGACCGGCGCGGTGCTCCTTGTCGGCGTATCCGGTGTAGCATTCCCGGCCGGGTCTTCGTCCTATTCGGCCGGGTTCACGCTCGATCAATCGTATATCGACACAAGTGCAGAGCATCTGTCGCTCAGCAAGTTGGTGTCTGCCAGCGCCACGACAGCCCTGGCGGTAACGCCGAACCCAACCTACGCGCATACCGTGGTGCTTCTGGCAGCGGTTCAAGGGTAGGGATTGCCGATCAATCCTCGACGCCAGCCCTGATGATGCGCTAAAGTCGCCGCGATCGGCACAGGCACACCGCCGGATCAGCCCCTTTGCAGGAGCGTCCCGGTGCCGGTTCAATCCAGTCAGATCGTCGAAGGCCAGTTTCTTGCCACCGGTGGCGCGGCGCTGTTTACCTCGCCAACCGGGGTCTACACGCGCCTCGACAAGGTGCTTGTCAGCAACACCGGAACGGCGTCGGCCACGGTCACGCTGAACGTGGTGCCGTCCGGCGGATCCGCTGGAACCTTGAACGCAACCACGAATGCGCAGGCCGTGCTGCCTGGCCAGTCGTGGAGCAGCCCGAACGAGGTCGGCTTGGTATTGAACCCGGGCGACATCCTTGTCGGCGCGGCTTCGGCGGTTTCGACGCTGGTGATCTTTGCGGCCGGGACGCAGATTTCGTGAACCCGCGCGTGCTGCAGCCGCTGACCGCTGACCAGATCAGCCACCATTTTTCGTCCGGCGTCTATGCCAAGGAGATGCGGTTCGCGGCTGGAACCGCGGCCATCTCGCACCGGCACCAGTTTGATCACATGAGCATCCTGGTGTCCGGGCGAGTGGTGGTCACGACGCCGCAAGGGGTGACGGCGCTGGTTGGGCCATCTGTGATTACGATGCGCGCTGCAATGGAGCACCAGGTCGAGGCCATCACAGACGCGGTGTGGTTCTGCATCCATGCGACCGAGGAAACTGACGTGGCCAAGATTGATGCAGGCGCGATCATCGGGGAGGCAGTGTAATGCCGTTTGCTGGGGTGATCGGGAACGTCATCGGCGCCGGTGTATCGTTGATCAATGGCGACAAATCCGCCAGCGCCGCCAAGGCCGCCGCCGCCGCGCAAGCGGCCGCCGCGCAACGGTCGCTTGATTTTCAGCAGGGCGTTTACGGCGACACCAAGAGCAATCTCGCTTCCTACGAAGGCGTCGGCCAGAACGCGCTCTATTCGCTGTCGAGCCTTTACGGTTTGGGTGGCGCTCCGGCTGGTAGCGCGGCCGCCGGCAACCCGGCGACATCCGGAGGCAACGCGCTGTCGGCGTTCAACGCCTATACCCAGACGCCGGCCTATCAGTTCGCGCTGCAGCAGGGCCAGCTTGGTCTGAACCGATCGCTGGCAGCGCAAGGTGTGCTGAACTCGGGCGCGGCGGCGAAGGACATCTCGGCCTATAACACCGGGTATGCTTCGCAGGGGTTCAACAACTACCTCAGCGGCTTGTCGTCGCTGGCCAACCTTGGTCAGAGCTCCTCGGTGTCGCAAGGCCAGTTGGGCAATCAGGCGGCCTATGGCGTCAACAACTCGCTGAACACGATGGGCACCGCGCAGGCGTCCGGGATCGTGGGGGCGCAGAACGCGCAGAACTCCGGCCTAAGCAACGCGCTCGCATTTCTGGGGAACAACACCTCGTCCTATGGCGCCCCGAGCAGTGCGATGGGGCAGATCGGAAGCTGGCTGCAGGGGCAGTTTAGCGGTGGGGCGCCCGCAACTGGGTACGGAGGCGCGCCATGAGCGACACCATGTATCCGGCCATGTCCATCGCGCCGATGGACGTCATCTCGCCGCTCGGTCGCCTGGCGCAGATCGCACAGACGAATGTCGCGACCCAGGGCGGCCAGATCCAGAACCAACTGGCTGGGCTGAACCTGAACTATCAGCAGATGCTGCAGCGGCAGTTTTTTCCGCAGAGTGGTGGTTCGGATGCGGCCGGTACACCGCAAAGCAACGTGCTAGGATCGTATGCTGCTTCGGCCGGCGCGAATGGCGGCGCGGCGGCACCTCCGCCACCCGGGAACCCGGCATCTTCCAGCTATTTCGGTTTTCCCGCGCCAACCATGCAGGTCTACGCTGCAGCTCGGAGCGCCAATCCGACTCAGGCGGCGAAAACGCTGATGGACACGCGCAACGCCTATCTCAGTCAACTGATCCAGCAGGCCGATCCCGGCACGCCGGGGTGGAAGGCGATGGCGGATCAGGCCTACTCGCAAGGGTATCTGGATGTGCCACACTATCAGGCATGGTTGGCTGCCGATGCCGGGCACAAGGCACAGATCATGCAATCGCTGGTCTCGCCGACCGATGCGCTGACGAGTCAGATGGGGCTGATCAAAGACGGCATGCAGATGGGCCCGGACGGCAACATTGGCGTTTCGCCAGTCGCTGTGGTTGCAAAGGGCGCTGTGACGGCAGCGACGTCAAATGCGCAGAATGCGTCAAACTTGGCCTATGCCGGCCCCACAAAATACGCGACAGACACGGCGGCGAATGCGGCCATGATCACGAGCGGCGGCCAGGCCGCAGCAGTGAAAGCCGCCGCGACCAATCAGTTCGACACCACGGAAATCAAGGTTCCGGACGGCCAAGGCGGGTTCCGCGTGGAGACCGTGCAGAAATCGCAAGTGCCGGCGTTCCTCAACGCCAACAGCGGCGCGGCGCCGAGCACGGCGGCGGATATGGCGAACCCGACCGTGTCAGTGTCCATGGACACGTTCGTCAACCGACTCATGGGGCGCGAGTCCGGCGGCAATCCGACTGCGGGCAATCCAACCCTGCCGGGCGGCGCCACAGCATCGAATGCGGCTGGTGGTGCTCAGTTTTTGCCCGGCACATGGACGCCGCTCGCGCGACAAGTCGCGCCGCAGGCTACGGCCGGCATGACTGATGCGCAGGTGGCCGCCATGCGTCAGGATGGGTCTCCGCAGGGCTTGGCGCTCCAGCAGGCTGTGGTGCGAGCCTATGCGCAGCAGAACGTTGGCGCATTGGCTTCGCGTGGGTTGCCGGTGAATCAGATGACGCTGGGCTTGGCTCACCAGTTCGGCGCCGCCGGCGCCACGGCGATCTTGCAGGCCGCGCCGACGGCGCCGATCGCATCTGTGGTTGGCCAGGAGGTTATGACGGCCAATCCTCAGCTGAAGGGAAAGACGGTCAGCCAAGTCCTCGGCGATGCGTTCGGTACCTATGGGATCAACCCCGTGACGGCGCAGGGCGGCGGCGGGACGGCGGGCGCGATTCCTGGGCCTCCGGTGCTTTCGCCGCAGGGTAAGGCGTCGCTCGATGTGACGACAGGCCAGATCAAGGCGGATCAGGGCGTTGTCGGCACCTCGTTGGCCAATGCGCAGGCTGCTCAGGCGCAACAGGCCAGCTTGATACAGATGCGAGATGCCGCGGCACCGCTTGCGACCGGGGCATTCGCTGATCAGCGGCAAGCAATCCAGAACGTGTTGGCGACCTATGGGTCTGATACGGTGAACCGGTTCATCGCCGCAGCCACTGATGGCAAGATCGACCCGACGAAGGCTGCAGCCACGCAGGAATATGTCAAGCTCGCGCTCAGTGCTGCCAGCTCGGCCGAAAAGGCGAACAATCCTCAAGGCGGCCTCGGCATCACGAAAGTCTATCAATCGGCCTTTCCTGGTCTCGAAACCCAGCCGGATGCCGTCAGGGAGATGTCCAATCTATTCCTGATCGACAAACAGCGGACCATCGACCACGCGATGGGCCAGCAGCAATATCTGAACACCCAGCAGGGTCAGTTTGCGCAGCCGGGCGGACAATACAGTTCTGTGCAGAATTTCGATGCGCAGTTCATGAAGACGAACCCGCCGCAGGTCTATGTGTCGGCCGCGGCTGCGTTGAATGGCAAGCCATATGTTCAGTGGTCGAAGGGGTTGACGCCGGCGCAGCAAGTGGTCGCGGCGCAGACGGTGTGGAGGGCTGATCCGAATGCCGTGTTGCTGGATGGCAAAGGGCAGCGCCTCGTCAACCCAGCGCTGCGGAGTGGCCAGTAATGCCGCCGGACGGGTTTGATCTTGCGGCGGCGCTTGGGGCGTCGGCAGCGCCGTCTCAGCCTGATGCTGTGCCACAGACAACGGCGGCCCCAGCGACCGCGCCTGATCCGTCGCAGGTTCCGCAGCCGTTTCCCGGTGGAGGCGGTGTTTTGCCGGATGGGTCGGCCACGCATGACCCGGCCGTGTGGGCGCGCTGGCTGAATGATCTTGGGCCGGGCACGCAGGAGGGTGGCGCATGGGGCGCCAAGGTTTCTCCAGCGCCGCCAACTGCCGGCGATTCCGTTGCGCCGTCGCCGGGGACGAATGCCACCGCGCTTGGCGCATCGGCACCGGCGCCAAAGGCCGCAAGTTCTGGCCCGGCACCTGGAGCCATGGCTGCCAAGGATTTTGACCTGGCGAGAGCGCTCGGCGCTGAACCCGCCATCAATCCGGCCCCGGTAGCCGTAGCCACAACGGCATCTGTGACGGGGCAACCCGGCCAGAAACTGACCGGCGGTATGGCCAACCTAGCCGCGGGCGGCAATGAAGCGCTGGCAAGCACCCTGGGCATGCCGGTTGATCTCGCGACCGGCGCACTGAACCTGCCGGCGCGCGCGATCAACGCGGTGGCGGGCACCAACCTGCCGATGATCACCAATCCGGTTGGCGGTCAGAACTGGTGGGAATCGGCCATGGGTCTGATCGGCGCTGATCCGCGCAACGTGGCGGCGGACGGCCAAGGTGACAGGCTGATCAGGGGCATTGGAGCCGGCGCCGTGGGTGCCATGCTGCCCATGGCACCAGCGCGGGCGGTCGCCTCTGGAGCGCTTGGTGCTGGCGAATTAGCGCAAGGCGTGGCCAGTGCGCTTGGTAGCGGGTCCATGGCCGGGAATGCCGCCATGGGCGCGACATCTGGATACATCGGTCAGGCGGCAGAGGACGCGACGACAGATCCGCGGTGGAAGCCGCTTGCCAACATGCTCGGCCAAGTCGCCGGCGGTGCAGGCGCAGCGTTGACCGGGGCAGGTCTCAGTGGCGCCTATCGCGCTGCCACCGGTGCGGCTGGGCGGCTGGCCGAGACGCTGCCGATCGGCGCCAAGACGTCGCTGCTGGACGATACTGGCGCACCTGTGATCGGCACGGACGGCCAGCCTGTCATGATGACGCAGGGCCAAGCGCAGGCGGCAACCCGCGGCGTTGCGCAGGCCGCCGGCATGTCCGCGCCCGATTTGGCGGCAAGCATCCCGACAGAGGCGCCTGCCGTGCTGGGCGACCGTCCAACCGTGGGGCAGCTCACGGGCAACATGCGGGTGCTTGGGCTGGAGCGAAAGCTGAAGACGTTGAACCGGGAGCCGTTCAACGAACGCGAGGCGTCGAACAACACCGCCCGCACGGCAGCGCTGGCTGATCTCTCGCACCCGGACACGCAAGGGGACGCTGCCGGGCAGTTCTTCGTGAACACCTTGCAGAAAATCGACGAGGCTGGCGCGGCGCGCGAGGCAGCCGCGGGGCGGGCGGCGCAGGCGGCCACATCTGGGCTTGGCGGCACGGCATCGGCGGCTGAGCTCGGGCAGGCCATGCGCGGCCATGTCGAGCAGAGGTTTGCGCCGGTGATGCAGACGGCAGACAGGGCGGCCCAAGAAGCGGAACGGCGCGTCGGCGCCACGGTTGCGGCAGTCGGTGGCGAGCGGGTCGGCACGCCGGCGGCCACGGCATCGGAGCAAATCGGGGCCGAGACGAGGGCTGCGCTGGATGAGGCTCATCGGGCTGACGATGCGCGCATTGCTCGTCTGTTTGATGCCGTGGATCCAGACAAGAAGCTGGCACTGTCGTTGCAGAACTATCGTGCCGCGGCCAAACAGATGCGCGACGAGATCCTGCCCGGTGGCAGTGGAGGCGTGAGTCCGTCCGAGGAAGCCGTGATCTCGGCCGCGGAAAAGGCGCCCCGTGTGCAGACATTTGCTTGGGTGCAGCAGGAACGGAAGGCGATCAACAACTATGCCGCCATGGCGCGTCGGGCGGGTGACAACAACGCGGCTCGGCGTCTTGAGACTGTGCGTCGTGGGTTGGATGCCGATATTGATGCGGCCGTGGCGGATCAGGTTCGCCAGGAGGCGCCGTTTGTGGTATCGGGGCAGATCCTTGAAGGCCAGTCCATGCTCGGCAGGTTGGCGGAAGCGGCCAACGCTCCGCAGGTTGGTAGCCACGTGTTTACGCCCAGCGGGCAGCGCGTCGAGGTAAGCTATCGATTGGCGGATGCGTCGAAGCTGACGACATCGCACACGGCAGACATGCGGGTAAATCCGGACTTTCCACCGGAGCTGCAGCCGCGCGACCGGACAAAAATTCACAGCGAGCAGCAGATCAACAGCATAGCGAATGATCTTCAGCCTGGGCAGTTAGGAGCTTCTGCGTCGGTAAACGAGGGCGCTCCTATTATTGGGCCTGATGGCGTGGTGGAGTCTGGCAACGGCCGCATGCTGGCGATCCGGCGAGCCTATGCGCAGAATGGGGAGTCGGCAGAGCGTTATCGGGTGTGGCTGCAAAGTCAGGGTTACAACACCGAGGGTATGGCGGAGCCGGTGCTTGTGCGGCAGCGTGAGACGCCATTGACGCCGGAGCAGCGTGCGCGGTTCACCGAGGATGCTGCTGCACCGACGGGTCTGACGCTTTCGGCGGGTGAGCAGGCGGCGGTGGATGCGCGCAGGATGTCGGACGACACGCTGATGCTTTACCGTGGCGGCGATTCGCATGAGGCAGAAAACCGGGATTTTGTGCGGGCATTTGCAACCGACGTGACGGCGCCCGGGCAAGCAAACAATTTCTTTACATCCGAAGGTGGCATCTCGCTGGATGGTCAGCGGCGAGTGCAAGCCGCGTTGCTGTCGAATGCCTATCAGAACCCAGACCTAGTGTCATCGCTGATTGAGTCAGGCGATCCATCGATTAAGGCGTTTGGTGGAGCGTTGATGGATGCGGCTGGGCCAGTTGGTCGGTTGGAGGCGGCGATTCGGGCGGGTGATGCGAACGCCGCAAATTCCGTGTCTGGTGATCTGGTGGCGGCGGCGCAAATGGTGGCCGATGCGCGGCGGCGGCGGATATCGCTGGGCGAATTGGTTGCGCAGCAGGACGCATTTGCAAAGCGGAACCCGGAGGCCGAGAACCTGCTGCGAGCAGCGTATGGGGACAATTTTGACCAGCGGCTTTCGCGGGCGCGGCTGGCTGATATCTTGACTGAATACGCACGGATTGCTGGACAGCAGGGTGCCGGACCAGGCATGTTTGGGGACGCTCTCACGCGGGAGCAAATCCTCAGCAGGGCGATTGAGAAATATGGGACCAACGCTCAGCGCACCAGCGCAGCCGCCGATGCGGGGCGATCCGGTGAAAAAGTTGCTTCTGGGATACGCAACGGAGAAATCGGGTCTGAAGCACAGCGACTTGGCGATGGTGCGGCAGGGGCGGCGCCTTCAGGCGGAGGCGGTGGCGGAAAGGGCCGCAGAGCAGTTGGCGGCGGAGTCCAAGCCGAAACCGTAGGCGATCGCCCTCAGATGAGGGTGATGCCTGATCTTGCGCTCGAGCCCAACCTGACCCAATCCGACCGCGATGCCATGCGCTTGGCCAACTCGGAATTTGCCAAGCACCAGGGCATTTTTGCTGAAGGTGCAATCGCCGACATCCTGGAAAAGAACCCGCGCAACGGCGGCCGGTTCGAGATGCCAGATGCTCGCGTGGTCGAGAAGCTGTTTCCCGGCGGCACGATGGAAGCGAAGAACGCGCACGCGCTGGTGGCTGCCGTGGGTCAGGAGCGGGCATCGCAGGTAGCCGGCGACGCTCTGGCGTTCAACCTGCGCTCGTATGCCGCTCGTGATGGCGCATTCGACAGCAAGCGCCTGTCAGACTGGATGGCGCGGCATTCCGAGGCGCTGACCGTGTTTCCGGAGCTGCGCCAGCGGTTTGGGACGCTCCAGCGCGCTCAGCAGACCTTGGACGGCATTCGGGATGCGCGTGCGCAGCTCGAAAAGCTGAATCCGATCAAGCTTGGCTCGACGAACGCGGATGTGGCCGCGCAATATTGGCGGCCGGGACCGCAGGGCACCGAGGCCGTGCAGCGGTTCGCGCGAGACGCGGGCCCGCAAGCCGCGCAGGTGCTGCATGATGCCGCGGCGTCGTCGCTGCGCCAGTCGTTCAAGAACGGGGAGTTTTCCGAAACGACATTCCAGAGCTGGAAAAAGTCGTTCGGGCCGGCGCTGGCAGAGTTGCCAGCCGATGTGCGCGCGAAGTTCGACACGTTTGCGTCGGCTCAGCGCGATCTGGCCGAGGCGGCAGCGGCGCGCAAGGCGGCGGTGGACGAGTATCAGAAGGGCGTGGCTCAGTTCTACCTTGGGAAAGATCCTCAAAAGGCCGTCGAATCAGTGATGGGGAGCGCGAACCCTCAGTTGAACGCGCTCCGGCTGATGCAGGCGACTGCGGGTGACAAGGCAGCGCAGGACGGCATTCGGAAGAACGTCGCCGACTGGCTGATTGCCAAGACCAAGAGCACGGCTGAAGCGGGCACGACCGGCGACAAGAAGATCGCCGGCGGAGTTTTTCAGCGGACAATCAGCAATCCCAAGATTGCAGCCGCGCTGGAGCGCGTGTTCACCCCGGATCAGATGGAGGCGATTCGCGCGGTTGGCGCCAGCATTGCCCGGCAAGATCGATCAATCAACGCCACGGCGATCGCTGGAAGCCCCGGCACTGCGGCCGATCTGCATGCTGTGGGTAGCCATGGCAACAGCAGCTTCGTGGATCTGTTCTTGGGTGCGGGTCTGGGCGAGGCCGCGGCACACTTGTCGGGTGCAGGCGGCGTCGTGGGAACGGCCATGGGCGCCGCTGGCGTGGCCGGGGCCCATGCCTTGCGCATGATGCGGGCGGACGGCCTGACGACGGTGCAGGACATCCAACGCGCCATCGTGCTGAACCCTGAGCTTGCGCGCGTGATGCTGGCCAAGGTGCCGGTCAGCGAGAACGTGCCGATCATGCGCAAGCTCAGTGCCGCGTTGGCAAACTTGGCGACGTCTGGTGTGTCGCGAAATGCGAACGGCGACCCACGCCCCTAATCCAATCCTCGACGCCCCGCCCGATCTGCGCTAGTATTGGGTATCGGCACAGGCACACGCCGTCTCTCTTGCTTCTGGAGGACGCATGCTTGGCAGCCCGATTGCGGTCGCTTGCCTATGAGCGGCACCCGTTACACCACACCAAACGCATTCGACGTTGATCCGAGCGGCGCTCCGTATGCTGGCGGCCAGCTGTTTTTCTATGCGTCAGGCACCAGCACGCCGCTTGACGTTTTCTCGGATATCGGACTGACGCAGCCGATTTTGCAGCCGGTGACGGCCGATTCTGGTGGCCATTTCGGGTCGATCTTCCTGCAGTCGCAGGCCTACAAGGTGGTGTTCTGTTCGGCTCCGGTTGCGCCCGCGACGGTCGGGCCGCAGGTCTGGACGTTTGACCCTGTTGGACAAGAAGCGGTCGGTTCCAACGCGGGCCTGCTCGGTGAAATTCGGGCGTTTGCCGGGCCGACGACGCCTTCGTTGTGGCTGTCTTGCTATGGCCAGGCCATCAGCCGCACGACCTATTCCGCGCTGTTCGCCGTGATTGGGACTGCCTGGGGTTCTGGTGACGGATCGACGACATTCAATGTGCCGGACCTGCGCGGCCGCGCGCTGTTCGGCCGCGACAACATGGGCGGCACCGCAGCATCGCGGCTCACGGCTGCCGTGTCTGGCGTCGCCGGCACGCAGCTGGGCTCGACCGGTGGCGACCAGTCACTGCAGGCGCATGCGCATGGCGTGACCGATCCGACGCATACGCACGCGGTCACCGACCCGACCCATTCGCACACAATTGGGCTGGGGTTCGCAGCGTCAAATGGTGGGAGTTACTCATTCAAGCCGGCTGGTGGTGGAACGTCGCTGCAGACCACTTCAAACGCCGCGACCGGCATCTCGATTGTTGCGGCTTCCACCAACGTCACCGTGAACAGCGCTGGAAATGGCCAAGCGCAGAACGTGCCGCCGGCCGCCGTCGTGAACTGGATCATCTATGCGGGAGTCTGACATGCGGATCGCTTTTGGTTTGGGGCTCGTGCTCTGGTGTGCGGCGGTGCCGGCGCTGGCACAAAAGTTGGATCCTTTGACGGGGATCATGCTGACGATCCCGGTGGGGCCGGGCGGGAGTGGGACTGGGGCTCAGCAAATTCCATCCAGCACCCACGGCTTAGGCTACATCTCGCTGGCGGCCAACACCTCCACGGCGCTGTCATCACTTACGCCGGGGCCGAATAGCGGTTCACTCGCGTTTCCGCTCACGACGCAGGCGATCACGCTGCAGGTTGTGTCGATCAACACCAACACCGCCAGTCTGTGGCTTTGTCAGCTTGGCGGCACGTGTGTGGTTCCGACATTGGGGGCGCCAGCAGGCGCGACCGAAATCACGACGCCAACGGAGGCAGCCTCTTTTTCGGTTTCAGCCGCGCAGAGTGCATCGCCGACGATCGTTTCTTCTCAAGCCTTGTTGATCGAGGTGATCTGGTAATGCGCCCCATCCCCCTCGCCGCCCTCGCGGCGCTCTGGTCCGGTGTGGCTCTCGCGCAGGGCGCAGCGGGGTCGGCGTGGGTAGCAACGGAGAACAGCCATGATTGATCGTCGCGGGCTTATGGCTGGCGCTGGCGCGGCAGCGCTCGGCGTATCCCCGGCTTTTGCGCAGATGGCGGGTGGGCCAGTTTCGTGGACGCCCGCACCTTATCGCCCACCCGGAAAACTTCTAACGCATATCGGCCGCAAGCTCTGCGTCGTTGGCGATAGCTACGCTGGCCAGAACGGAAACTTCGTCAGCGGCACGAACCTAAATAATCTGGGCGCGGTGACGCTTCTCAACATGTTCGCCGGCTGGCCCTTCGTTTTCACCCCATATGACGTATTCGCGACCAATGGTGGTCAGTTGACGCAGATCATCAGCTACCTACCGGCGATCGTGGCCGGCGGCTACGACTTCTGCGTTGTCCAGGGCTGCCATAACGATTGTTTCAATGGGCGGTCTCTGTCCGCCATCCAGGCTGATTACAAGACAATCGCCTCGACGTTGCTGGCTGCCAACATTATCCCCATCATCGGCGCCACATCTCCCATGTCGTCTATCTTGGGCGGCCCAGGCTCGCCTCCGGGTCCGACGCTGGCGCAGTGCGTGCTGCTCGCGCAGAGCACGAACTCTTGGAAACGGAGCTGGTGTGAAGCCAATCACCTGCCGTTCTGGGATTGGTACACACCTGCCGTCGATCTCAGCCCCGGTTCGGCCGGCGCATATCCGGTTGGGTATAGCGGTGATCTCGTGCATCCGGGCAAACGGTCCAACATGGCCGTAGCAAAGCAAGGTCTTGTCGATCTGGCTGCAATCATCCCGCCGCCACTCTCGCGTACAGAAGCTGTGGCGCTGGATATGATCGACACGACCTACAACCCTTACGGCAACTTCATGCCGGGCTCTGGGTTGAACTGGTCGGGTGGCGGCACGATTCAAACCGGATCATTTGGCAGCGGCAGCGTTGCCGCTGGTATGACTTTCGCGAAGACCTATGGCACGGCGACCGCCGGGAACGTCACGTGTAGTTTGGTGCCCGCGTCAGACGGCCTGGGCGATTGGCAGCAATTCTCGTTCAGCGGCCCTTGGACTGCAGGCAGCAATCAGGAGAAATGGCTGTTCTTCTGCTTCATAAACCAAGCGAACTACGCGCCTGGAGATGTGTTTGAGAGCGACATTGAGGTATCGGTCGATGCAAATAGCCCTTTCTCTGAGGTTGGGCTGTTCTGCGCCGAGCAGAATAAAGATAATTCGCAGGTCAAGTGCAATTTGATCGGGCCTGATTCTGAGCCAGGCGTGACCTACGCCTGGTCCGGTGTGATGCGGACGTCACCATTAACCGTGCCTGCAAACAGCGCGACCGGCTCCGCAGCCCGCATCCTGTTCCCGCAATGCGAGATGATCTTCGACGCCAGCGCCGCCACGGGCAACCCGAACTTTTCGGGGACTGTCTCGTTCCGCCGCTGGCGGGTCTCCAAAGTGCCCCCATCGTAGGAGCGTGCCATGTCATTTCGTAAAGCTCTGCTGATTACAGCCTTTGCCCTCCTGACAGGCAACGCACATGCGGACTATTGGGCTCCGCAGTCGATCGCCAATCAGCCCATTGCTCAATCAACCTGCCAGACCTTCACCGCCAGCGGCACTTGGACCAAGCTCGGCACATCGCATGTCGTCTATGTGTGGGGCGTTGGCGGCGGCGGCGGCGGCAACGGTGCGGTGATGACCGCCAGGCAATCCGGCTCTGGCGGTGGTGGTGGCGGCGGTGCCGAGATCGCGCACTACTTCCCTCTGGCGTCGTCGCTTTCGTCCACGGTAGCCGTCACAATCGGTGCGGGCGGCGCGTCTGGTCAAGCCGGGGGCATCACGTCCTTCGGCGCGATGCAATGGTCCGCTGGCCAAGCAGGCGGGAGTGGCGCGGCGGGTGCGGTTTCTTCCGGCGGTAGCGGGGGAGGCACGCACGGCTTTCAAAATTACATCATTGCTGGCGCGAACGGCGGATCAGCCAGCGACGTTACTGTCCCGCTGCTGGGCGGCGGCGGTGGTGGGTCGTCTGCGGTGGGCCTTGCTTACGGGGCATCCCGCATCATCCTCGACGAAGCTGCATCTGGCGGGGGTGCGGGGGGCGGTTTCTCGTCGGGTGCCGCCACCGGCGCCGGTAGCGGGGGCTATCTCGTCGGTATTTCCTCGGGCGGCGTGCCAACCGGATCGCTGGGCAGCGGTTCGGCGGGCGGCGCTGGCGCAACAGCCGGAACCTATGGCGGCTTGTTTCCAGGCTGGGGTTCGACCGGGGGCGGCGGTGGGCAAGCCAATGCGGCTGGCAACGGCGGCGCTGGTGGCACGGGCGGCTTTCCGGGTGGCGGTGGTGGAGGCGGTGGCTCGTCCATCGGCGGCACAGCCGGTTTGGGCGGCACAGGCGGCAACGGGGAGGTTGTGGTATGTCAATGGTAATCCGCAGCGCTTTGGCGCTCGCCGCGTTCCTGATCGCCAGCACGGCCCACGCCGCGCCCACGCGATACCTCGTTGTCTGCACCGCGCCATGCACCGCGCCTGACGGCACGACGCAGCCCGTCGGGACAGCGCTTAACCGCGTGCTGGCCGATCCGGCGCAGTTCAATCCTGGCGATGGGTTGTCGCTGGTTGCGGACGACGGCCGGGCGATCTATGCGCCGCCCGCGCCGGCCATCACGCCGGCCCAGAGGGCTGCAGCCACCATCGCGGCTGGCGTGCAGATCACCAGCACCGGCACGCCAGCGCTCTCTGGCACCTATCCGGCCGATCCGGCCACCACATCCGAGATCCAGGCCGAGATGATCTCGCTTTTGGTCAATGGCGTGTTCGCGGACGGGGCGACCACGGTGCAGTGGATCGATACCTCGGGCACGCCGCATACCTTCACGGCGCCGCAGTGGAAGTCGCTCGCGACCGCGATCGGGCAGTTCGTCGCGGCCTGGACCAAATACGGCCAGGGGCTGACGACGACCGCTCCCGCCAGCACGGCGACGATCCCATGACCTGCGGCGCGTGCCTGTTCGCGCGGCAACTGGCGCTGAACTGGCTCCTGGCGCTCGACCGGCTCGGCAACTGCGTCTTATTAGGCGATCCATCCGAGACGATCAGCCAGCGCCTCGGCCGCGCCGAGAACGCTGGAAACCGCATTGCTTGGGCGGTGTGCCGGGTGCTGAACGTCATCAACCCGGACCATTGCCAATGGAGCCTTGAACCCGGCCCGTCCATCGGCAAGCAACTGTGGAATTGGAACCCCTAACCACCCCGACCCGCCGCACGAACGGCCGGGCCGTGACTGACCCAACCGACGAAAGGACGCCGGAATGAGCTTTCGAGACGATGCGCCGAGACCTGCGCGCATGGAGAATCACGTTTTGCGTGTGAGGGGCGGATGACAGATCTCGAACAACAAGCACGGCACGACCGGGACATGACGGTGGGGCGCCTCGAAGGCCGGGTGGCGGCGCTCGAAGAACGGGTCAACCGGCGCGAAACGGCAGACGATCAGCGGTGGAAAGACCTGATCGCGTTGGTGAGCGACGTGCGCGACAGCGTGACCGGGTGGAAAGCGCAGGAACGGCTTGTGCTGCTGGCCGGCGGCTGGGGCATGGGCGCGATTATGGCCTGGATTGGTCATGTGGTGCTGGGGAAATGAACCCGACCGCAGAACAAGTCTATGCGCTTGCTGAAGCGATGGAGCAATTGCTCGATGACATGGGGCCAGATCGGCAAAGCGTGTGCCTGGCCGCTAAAGCAAAGGCGCACATCGCCTATGAGCCTTTCCGAGAAATGATGGGTGACGAGATGCCAGAATGCTACATGCCAATGGCAGACGCGGAACGGATTATTCAAGAGTGTGGCGGATGAGCCCGACCGACATTCTCGCCCGTACCATCTGGGGTGAAGCTCGCGGCGAACCATCCGGCGGGATGGAGGCTGTGGCCTGCGTCATCGTCAACCGTGCGGCTAACCCCAGGTGGTGGGGCCACGACATCGCCAGCGTATGCCTGGCACCGTGGCAGTTCTCTTGCTGGAACGCCGACGACCCCAACCGATCAAAACTGATGGCTATCACCGAGGCAGACCCGCAGTTCACCGAGGCGCTGAACATCGCGGCCGCAGCCGTTGCTGGCGCGCTTCCTGACGCCACGAACGGCGCGGACAGCTATGCCGATCTCCGCGTGTGTCACCCGTCATGGGCAGCTTCGGCTGTGCCTGTGGCGAAGATTGGCAATCACACATTTTTCCGGCTCGAAATTCCCGCGCCGGCAACTGGCCACTGAAAGGAACCACCATGGACCCGAATGCTTTTGCTGCCCTGATCTCCGCCCTTGCCGGCACGCCTCTGGCGCCCATCGCCATGTATGCCCCAATTCTCATTGCCGTGTGCGCCGTCCTCGCCGCCGTGCTGCCGGTGCCTGCCGCCGGTAGCCCGTGGGTGCCTGCGCGGAAGCTGCTCGATCTGGTGGCGTTCAATATCGGTTCGGCGCGCAATGTGCCGAAGGCCGATCCGGCGGCCCCGGCGAAGGCGGCATGAACATGACCCATGTCTATGAAGGCAAACCCGACGGCCGTCAGTCCGACAAGGTTGATGAACCAGTGTCCCGCTTCCGTCCCAAATATCGCGCTCTGACCGAAAGCGAAAAGGCCCTGCACGACGCCATCAAAGCCAAAGCTGCGGAACTTGAGGCGCTGTTCGAAACCGTCAAACCCGGCCGGTATCGGTCGCTTGGCATCACCGCACTGGAAGAATCCGTCATGTGGACGGTGAAGGAACTCACGTCATGATGCGCAACATCCTCCTCGCCACCATGCTCACGCTTGGCGTCGCCGCCTGCGCCTCCACGCCCTCGCAGATCGCCACAGACGCCGCCACGATCGACGCGGGACTGTCCGCCGAGCTGCCCGCCATCGCCCGCCTGGCCGGCATCAACGCGGACACGGTGACGCGGTTGCAGACGGACCTTGCCACGGTCCATGCGGCTGCCACGGCGCTCGCTGCTGTCACTGTGGGGCAGGCGCCGGTCAGCGCAGTGCAGATCCTCGTGACGGCCGTGAATGACGCGGTGGCGCTCGCCACGCAGCCGCCGCTCAACGCGCTGATCCCGCCGCAGATCGAGACCGTGTTCGTCGCGGCCCATGCGCTGCTGCCGGCTATCGAAGCTGCGGCCGGGCTGTCTGCGGCCACGACCGGCACAACGATGGCGCCGGATGCCGCGCGGCTGGTCCTGATGAGCGCCGCACACTGATGGCCGATCACAGCGCCATGCGGCTCGGTCTCACGCTGAGCGGCCCCACGCCCGAGGTGCCGCATTTGGATCGGCTCATGGCGCTGGCCTCGCCGCCCGTCCCGCCGGATGTGGTGGACTGGACGCACGGGATTGATGGTTGGCCCATGCTGCGCAACGACGAGCTGGGCGATTGCACCGTCGCCGGTCTGCTCCACTACGCCCAAGCCGCGTCACGCTGGCGGGATGGCACGGGCCTGCGAGCGACTGACGCGGACGCCGAGGCTGGCTACCGCGCCGTCGGCTGGGACGGGCAGGGCGAGGGCAGCGGCGCCCGCCTGGTGGACGTGATGACCTGCTGGCGTGATGTGGGTTTCGCGTGTGCCGGCAGCGTGGACCGCATCGACAGCTTCATCCGCCTCGCCCCGGCTTCGCTAAAAACGGCGCTGTGGATCGCTGGCCCGCTCATGCTCGGCCTGTCGCTGCCCATCGCCGCGCAGGTGCAGGACGTGTGGCCCACACCGGCATCGCTGGACGGCAAAAACACGCCGGACGGTTGGGGTGGCCACTGCGTGCTGCTCGCCGGGCTCGATGCCGATGGACGCGCCAAGTTGGTGACATGGGGCGGTGTCAAGATCGCAACGGCCGGATGGCTGGCGGCCTATTTGACGGAGGCATGGGCGCCAGTGCATCCCCTCTGGATCGCGCGGGGGCATACGCCGTCAGGGTGGCTGGTGGATGCTTTGGAGCGAGAGATGGCGGTGTTGGGAAATTGAAGGCGCTCACGTATTGCGCCCAATTCGGCCTGCATCGCGACGGGCAAGGTATCAGGTCCAAATAGATGCTGCGGGCCGGGTTTGATACCGGCTGTTGGCCCCGAATATGCCCACCGATGGAGTTGAACCAAGGATACTGCCAACCACTCTGGCCGCTGAGCTATCCAACGACATACTCGACTGCGTTTCCTTCAACGCCGCCGCAGCCCAACCGTTTTACCATGTGCCGGCATGGAAGCAAGCTGGGGTTTGAGGATCGTTCAGCGAACCCAACGCGCGACGAGCAAATACGAGTGGTTTTTGCGTGCGTGTTGCTGGGTCTGGTGGCGCATGAGGGGGGTGACGGTCTGCCGTAAAACGAACTCGTCTTCGACGCGGAATCCGATCATCGGCAGGACGGTCGTAAGCTGCACATGCGTCATCTTCTGCACATGGTCGGCAACGGCGGGTTGACACTTGATGAACAGCACGCCTTTGCGTTTCAGCACGCGGCGGGCTTCCAAGATGCCGGCGAGATAGAGCGCCATCACGTTTTCATGGCACATATTCCCGCCGTTGTCGGCGCGGGATGTCTTGTAGCACTTCTCGACGCTGGCCTTCACGTTGCCGCCGCCGTTCATGTATGGCGGGTCGAATACCAGCGCGTCGAAGCTGCCGTCTTCGTAGGGCAACCGCGTGAAATCCACGCCAGTTTGCAGATCGGACGGGACGAGATCGAACTCGCCAGGCGGCACGTTCCGCCAGAACACGCCCTTGCCGTAGGTCACATCGGCCACCCGCGCGCCCGCCGCCACATACATGCGCAGGGCGATTGGGAACAGGTCCGCGTTCGTGCCCTCGTAGCAGGTCAGGACCGGGTTAAGCTTGGGCTCAACTGCGTCAAACATTGTGGTCTGCTTTGGCGTTTTTCTGCGCCTCATCAGCAATGCCGCGCTTGTATGCGTCCTGCATGATAGCAGCAAACCAACCTAAGATACGGCTTTGCGCTACCGGGTTGAGAACCCACAGGTTTGTTTTGATGTCCTGGCAGGCATCGTCGAACACGTCTCTTTCAGTCATATCAACGCCTTCCGGGGTTTGAGTTACGCGGCGACGCGGAAAAGCGCCAGCGCTTGAGCCACATCCTGGAACGAGGCGCGCTTGCCGGCGACCCACCACAAAAACCGAACGTGCCGGCGGCGGTAGGCGGTGCGATTTTCCGGCACGATAACCTCGCACTCGACGTCGCCAGCCCGCGATCTCGGATAAGGCACAGCGGCCCATGCTGCAGCTTCCGCTTCGGGGGAAGCATAGGGAAACCCAGCATGGAAGGCGCGCACCGCGGTCGCGCGGGCTTTCTTCGCCTCAATCGCTTCGGCCTGCATCGTCATCATGTCCGTCATCCAAGCCTCCATCGTGTCCGTGCTTGCACCCTACTACTGACCCGTGATAGTTTGCAACTTCCAAATCGCGTGGCGGGAAGTTTTGTGACCAAGGGACGCGCCTATATCTCGAACATCAGCGGCGCTTGGCCGGTCGAAAGGCAAGAGCAGTTGCTCAAGGGGTTCACCGACATCTATCGGGATGAACTGACGAAGGCGCAGATCAAGCGCCGCCGGACGGACGAGCTTGCCGACCGGCGGAGGATGCTGCGCCCCTCCAGTCGGGACCAACCCGACCGCATCAGCATTGCCGCTTGGCCGTGCTTCGCCTGGGATACCGAAGACTTACTAGTGGCGCTTGGCCATGCGGCGGAAAAGCACGTGACGATCGTGTGCCTGTCAGACGGGATTGAGGTCGAGCCTTTCCAAGGGATGCCGAACCTGGGTCGGGTGGTTGAGGCTTTCCGCAATGCCAAGCGCGGCGCACGGACGGAGCCAGGGAGGCAGAAGGGCACCGATGTGGCGGCGGAAAGGCGCAGAGCTGACGTGGCTCGCCGGATCGCACTGATAGCGGATGACTGGCCTAAGCGGGAACACACCACCAAGGAACTCCTCCTGCGTGCCGGCACAAACCCCAAGACGCCTATGGCCTACGCCACGGCAATGAAATTTCTTAAGGCCCGCCCAAAGGTGCAGCGCGCCTATGAGGTCAAAAATGAACGTGCGGCACATAGAAAGGCATTGAGAGATGAAGAATAACTTTTCGCCGAGATACAGAAAGAAGAAAATCTGCCCAGGTTTTGTCTATGTGATCGGCCCCAAGGTCGGCCCGCTCAAAATAGGCGTTGCGATCAGCATTGAGAAAAGGCTCGCCAGCCTTCAAGTCGGCCACCCGCAACGCTTGAGAATTCTAGGGGAATGGCAGCACAAGCGCCCCTATATTGTTGAAGAACACGCACACCGTGCTCTGGCGAAAGAGCGAATGTGCGGGGAATGGTTTGACGTGTCTCTGCAAGAGGCGACTGAGGCGGTTACAGTCGCTGTGCATAAGGTAAAAGGATACATCGAGCCTTTTGCCGATCCTTCTCCTGAAACATCAGTTGAACTTTTCTGCGATGAGCCTGATGAGGGAGAATACGAGCATGAACCAGAAATTTCACACTCTCCCGTGAAAGCCTTTCAATTGACACGCAGCCGAAGAATTGAGCAAATCGAGGGCGTTTTAGGGTTTCAACTTACCCGTGCTCAAATTCAAGACATGCAGCAATCGGGAATGATCCCCTTACACATGGAAGAATTCGCATGAGCGATGCCAGCACACCCCAAACCACCGACCGTCGCCCTGGCACTATCGGAACATCTGACCGCTTTAAGGACGCGGCTGGGCAACTTTGGAAAAAGACCCGCAAGGGCTGGCGATTGGCTGCGATTGCCCAGAAGCCGAAAGGGAAGACGCCATGACTGACGCCCCGCATACCACCGAGGTCTGCGAGGCGTGCGGCGAACCCGCAACTCACCGAGACGCCGCGGGCGTGCCGCTATGTGACGACGATTGGCGGCGACTGTGCGAGCAATGGGCGAATTTGACCGATGAGGAGAAGCAAGCGTGACCGACCCCACCTTCACCGACCGCTGCCCCTACAGCCCGTCAGGCTGGGCGGTGTGGCTCGGCACGCGCGGCGGGTCTCCGGTGTGCACGTGCCAGCCGATAACGGTGCCTGATGTCGGGGAAATGGTGCAAGCCGCCGAGCTAACCCCCGAGGATATCGCGTGGGCACGGGGTGAGATTGAGCGGATGAAGCAAAGCGGCTAGTCGGATAGCCCCGGTTTGCTTCGCCGCCTGCCGTCCAGCAATTCCACCGCCGGCCGAGCGCCGTGCAGCAGCAGATTGGCCCACTCTTGCGCGATGTCCCGCCGCCTGGCCGCGTAGAGCGTCCGGTTGTAGGCAGCGTGCACAGAATCGCGTGGCATGTGCGCCAGCATCGCCTCAATGACATCCCGATCGGCCGGGTTGCGCTCGTTCATCACGCTGGAAAATGTCGCGCGCCACCCGTGCGCCGTTTGCCGGCCGGCATAACCTGCCCGGTTCATGAGGTAGCCCAGCGCGTTTTCGGACATGGGTGCGCGCGAATCCACCACGGACGGGAATACTAGATCAAGCCGGCCCGTGAGGGTGTGCGCGGCCTGCAGCACCTCCACAGCTTGCCGGGATAGCGGCACGGCGTGATCCGGCGTGGAGGCGGCGCGCTCCTTGATGTGCTTCATGCGGGCGGCGGGGATGGTCCAGGCCAACTGTCCAAGATCTCCGGATAGTTGAAACTCGCCCCACGTTGCCCCGCGCAGTTCCCCAGGCCGCACCGCAGTAAGCGCGAGCAGCCGCAGCGCCAGCCGCGTGACCGGGTGCGCCGGCACCGCCTCGGCGCGCTGTAGCGCCTCCCGTGCTTCGGCCAGTCCAGTGACAGCCGCCCGGTGCCCGCCACGCACAACGGGCTGTAGAGCCTTGCCTATGCCGGCCGCTGGGTTGTGGGTGAGTTGTGCCCCGCCCGCGATGGCGAAGACCCACACGGCGGCCAGGCGCTGCCGCAGGCGGTGTGCCAGCTCGACGGCGCCGCGTTGCTCCACCTTGGTCAGCGTGGCGACGATCATGGAAGCGGTGATCTTGTGCAGCGGCTTGTCGCCCAGATCCTTCATGATCTCGCGGTCAAGGTTGGCCTTCACATCTGCGGCGTGGTGCGGTTTCCACAGCGGCGTCTGCCGAGCAAGCCATCGAGCCGTGACGTCGCGCAACGTCTCGGCCGGGACTTCAGGACCAAAATCGCGCAGTTTGTCCCGTGCGGCGCGGGCCTGAGCCAGTGACATGGCGGGATACCGGCCCAGCGTAGTCAGCCGCTCTTTGCCATCCTCAATCCGTCGCCAGCGCCAGGATTTTGCGCCGGTCGGGGCCACGCGGAGCTGCAAGCCGCCCTCGTCGGTGAGGATCAGGGCCTTGCCGTCTTTGACGCGAGCGTTGCGACATGCGGGGTCTGTGAGCATTCCAAAGCCTCGACGTGACACGGAAGGGCGGTGTCACGTCACGTGTCCGTCCACCTTCGGCGCTGCCGTGACACGCTACAGGATGCCTTGCACCAAAAAAGGGGCCAAAAACAGGAACAGGCGGCACCTTGGAGGATGCCGCCTGATGGCTTGAAACGCCGCAATGGCTCCCGAAGTAGGACTCGAGTTATGCAGCCATCGTGTTAGAATTGCTGCGCGATTTTTCGGCTTTCGGATTTGGTGTCACGTTTTTTGTCCCGGCGGCTGTCCGGCTGCGCATCCAAGCCACCACTTCGGACGCCAGCCAGGCAACAGACCTTTCGCCGATCAGGCGGCGCTGCGGAAACTCTCCGGCGGCTTCCATGCGGTATATTTCATTCCGCGACACGCCGCACCTGTCCACCACCACAGGGAGGCGCCACAGGGCTTCTTCAAGATCGCTCATCCCGCCACCTCACAGACCCGGTTCGCCGCTTGCAGCAGCGTGTCGGCGTGGCAGGGTTTGTCGATTGCGCACCAGCAGGCAAGGTTTTTTCCGGTTAGTTCGTCTAGGTGCTCGACGGCATAGATCCGCGCTGCTTTCTGTTCATCGACTGTCGGCGTGCAATCAAGCGCGGCGTAGCCTGCCAGCATGTGCCTGTGCAATTTCACGCAGTAAGCCGCGTCGCCATCCTTGCCGACAACGAACGGGTTGCCCCATTTGGTTGGCCGGTTGACCACCACCGTATTTTCGGGAAGGCGCCATCCTTTGGCGCGGGAAAGGCGAATTCGTTTGGGCTCGCTCATGACTCGCGTTCCCATTTCCAGAAGCCCTGAGCGTCGCGGGCCGGCTGGAACGGCTCCAATACCTCGATCGCCGATAGCGGCCAGCCCCAGTTGCTGTGCTCGCCACGGTCGCTGTCGTTGACAGCCGGTAAGCCGAGTTGGGCACTAAGCTCGGTGTCGCGGATAGGCTGCCCCAAAATGGCGGTCCCGAGGATCGAGGAGCGCGGCAGCAGCCCGGGCGTCATCAGCGTGCGCGTCAGCAGCTCAATCGCGGGCTGGCGCTCAAGGGCAGTATCGCGCCAGAACGAACTGTGTAGCGTCAGCAACAGATCCCGAATCTCGGATTTGCTGGCCGGCCTGGCGCCGGCATGAATGGCGATGCGCTGGCCGATCAGGCGCTTGGGCGCATGCCAGCCGCGGAACTCGAAGCGCTTGGCGCCGGTGATGATCAGCGACGCCCAGGGCTGCCAGATGGTGATTGCCATCATGTCAGCCGGTCCTGATCCCGCGATGCGATAGCACGGCCTGCAGCTGGCGTTCGTAACTGTCAGCTTCCTCGGCGGCCGCGGCGGTCACGGCTTCAATGTATTCCTCTGCCGTGAAAATGCCTTTGCTGATAAGCAGCCCCGCCAAGCCCCCGGCATCAGACTTGCTCATGTCGATGCCGACGCGAAGGTGTTTCGGCTGTATGGCGGTGAAATTGGGGTCCACGGCCATCAACGCGGCGATCGCGGTTTGAACGCGGTGCGCGTGCCTCTCGTAATCACTCATGTGCCATATCCCATGTTGGAAAGCATTCGGTGCACCAGGCACCACACGTGTTTTCGGCGACGCGGCCACCGAAAAGCGGTGCCGGTGTGACTGACGACGCGACGGTCCAGGGCTCTCGCATCGCGGCCGACGAAGGTCTCGCCGGTGTAATCTGCCCGCTCAAGTGTGCCGGCGCCGCTGTTGGCGATGTGCATGCGCGCCAGTTCGGTGATCTGACCGGTGACGGCGGAATGCAGTTCCACGCGCACAATGATCATGCCGGAAATGCCTTGTGCTCGCGACCGTCAAGAAGTGACCCAGCAGCTTTCTTGCCGATCCGGTTCATGGCGGTGTGGGCATCTGGCGCATTGTCGTCTGGCGCCCATTCTCCCCATTGTTTGAAGAAAAACGGTACACCAGCCGCAGCGCATTGATCGCGCACTGATCGCGCCCAAACCGGGTGCATAGGCCGCGCGCCGCGTCCGCTTTCACCCCCGCAAATAACCCACCAGTTGCAAAGATTAAGGTTGAACTTGTTGAAACCAGGCACCGCCGCAAACTTGATCGGACCTAACAAAGGTTCGCATGATAAGAACTTGATGGAAGCTGGGATTTCGATCAGGTGCGGAATGCGCCGATCAGCCTCAGTTTGATTTTCGACCGTCGTTCCGAGCCACACGTTGTGAAAGCCGTGGCCCCAGTCAGGCGGCAGCATCTTGGCGATGTTCTGCGGGCGCTTCGTCAGCAGTTGCCATTGCAGCCATGGCGTTGCCCGGATCATCGCCCACAGGTCGGTGCGCCATTTCAAAGGCACCCGATTGTCAAAGACATCTGCGAGCGACGAGCAGAACACCCGGCGGCGTGTCGCTGCCTTTTCTGCCGAACTATTCCAGCGCAGGGGCTGTTTCCAGTTCGCCGCAGAGGTGCGTCGCCTGGCTGAGAAATCGCCACCCCAGCGCTCAACCAAAGTCTTGGCGTAGCAGTGGTCGCACGCAAGACTTACGGACATGCAGCCGATCCAAGGGTTGAAAGTTGCGTCAGTCCATTCAATTCCGGTGTGTTCGGCCATCTACATGCCCCTTCTTAACCACAACAAACCCGTTCATCCGGCAATACTCATTACGTCGCGCCTCCGTCAACAGCCCGGCCAGATACAGCGGGCACGCGTCTTTGTTGGATTATCAATCCAGTTCGGCACCCTCTGGTAAGCCACCGCGCAATGCGCCTCGCAGTAGGGCTTGCCCGGCACGCCGTCGGCCTCACAAAACCGAAATGACGGAGTTTCGGGATGGCCCAATGGGAAGCAGCAGGGCCGGGTAGCGGGCGCGCGGATGATCGCCCTGAGCGGTGTCGGCTCGACTGTTGGCGGCTCGGGCGCAACCGTCTCGACCACGGCCAGTTTCGGCGGCGTGACCGCGCCCTTGGCCACCACGCGGGGCTTTGGTGGCTTGGTCGGCCCGTCGCCGCGGCGAATGGGCGTCTCGCGCGACGGCAAGTCCAGGCGGTGCGCACGGCCGACGACGGCGTTTTTTGACAAGCCCATGCGCCGGCCGATCTCGGCGATGCTGTGGCCTTCGGTCCAAAGCTTGCGCAGGGTGGCGTCGTGAGTGGGCCAGGGGCTTGTCATGTGGCTGCCCCGCCCAAAGCCGCCAGCCGCTGCACCTTGGCGTCCTTCATCTGCTGAAACAGCTCAGGCCTGGCCTTCTCGATCTTGCTGATGCGCGCGCGCACCGCGGCGTTGCCGCTGAGCATGTCGATAGCATGTTTATCTTTTGCCGCGCGGATCTGGCCCACAAAATCGGCAACGAAATCCATGTCGGGGTCGTTCTCGGCCTGGTCGGTGGTCGGGGCTTTGGCGGCTTGGGTGAGAGCGTCCATGCGGGAGGTTGGCGCGCCGTCCGATTTCGCTTCTGGCTTGGCACCGAAGAATTCCGACACCTTGGCGACCCCATCCTTGATCGTGGTGTAGATGTCTCGCAGTTCGGACAGTTCGTCCGGCGTGGTGGCGTCCAGCGGGTGGCCGAGCTTGTTCACCAGCATCGCGTCGGTGACGCCAATCTTGGCGAACATTGCGGTGGCATACCGCACCTGATCGGCGAACGGCGCCGCGTTCTGGCCATCCCGCGTCTTGCGGCATTCGGCCACAGCGGCATCGACCAGATCGGGCGGCAGGATCGCCAGGATGCGCGCCCGAAGGCGACGGGCGCCCATGTTGGCGGTGATCTCGTAGATGTCGCGCTCGTCAGTCAGCGCTTTGCCGCCGCCTTGCGTGTCGCGGATGTGACGGACGGTGAAGTTCTGGGTGCTGATGACGTTGGTTTCGAGATCCCAGGCATAGGCCTGCATTTCGCTCTCGCCATGCCGGCGGGACAGCTCGCGAATGCCGTAATCGACATTCCCGAAGCACCGAACCAGCTCCTCGACCAACCGGATCGATGGCCCAGTCACATTGCCGCCGCCGCGCTTGTAGGCATAAGCCGCCACCTGGGCGAGGCCGGGCCGTTTGCAGCTCTGCATCACTCGGGCATAGGCGGCGGCCTCGTCGCGCGGGAATCGCTTGGCGAGCAGCAGCTTGCCCTGCGCTTCGGCAATGGCGCGGTCGCTCTCGATCGCCACGCTGCCGGCGTTGATGTGCGCCGCCTGCGCCTTGGCAAACGGGTTGTTGACCTCCGGCGCGGAGCGCGTCTGCGTTTCGGCCGCCATGATTTCGCCGAAGCCGTCTTCGTATTGTGCGCCGTTCATGCCGCCTGTCCCTTGAGAGAAATCATGTGAAAGTAAATCCGTGCACAAGCACGGACATCGACCAGCGCGTCATGTGCGCCGGGCAGTTCTTCGCCGAAAAAATGCTTGATGCACTCGGCCAGCTTTGGTGGTTTCGGCTTGGTGAACCCGGCCGCGCGCATCCGGTCAGTCGGTGGCAGGTTCACGATCGGGTTGGCGGCCGTGCAGGTGCAGAAGGATGGCCGCGCCTCGATGGCCTCGATCTGGTCGCGCGATATCCCGCTGCGAAGCATGGCGATCCGCATGATGCGCCGATCGAATGACTCGTTGTGCGCAACCCTGATGTCCGCCTTGCCGATCGCGGCGAGGAACATGACCACCGCGTCAGTTTCGGGAATACCCCGCTCCAGCGCGATCGCCTGCGTGATTCCGTGGATGTTCACGACCTCGTCGGGAATCGTCCATCCGTCTGGCCGGATGATGACCGAATGCGCCTCGACTTCGGCGCCCGTGGTCTCGCACAGCACCAGTGCCATTTGCACCAGATGCGGTTGCTGCGGCGCATCGGACGGAGCCCTGAAATCCGGCAGCCCTGTCGTCTCGGTATCCCAGAACAGGATCATGCCGCCATCTCCTTCGCCATATACCGTTGGGTTTTGGCCCTGCCCTTGATCACCTCGCCCTCGCGCGCTGGCCGGTCAGGCTTTTCGGGCGTGACCACCACGCTCACCGAGTAGCCGCCGCCGAAGCCGCGCTTGTGCTCGCCGAGCAGCAAGGCCACCCGGTTCTTGGCCTCTGCATACGCTTCCTCCGCTGATTTTTTGGCTTTTGCCGCGGCGAGGAAGTCAGCCACCGCTTCCGGCCATTCGTTCGACGCGGACATGTCGATCGCGTCGTCGATCACCTCGGGATACATTGCCCGCAGCACGTCGGCCGCGGCCTCAGATCCGTCGATATCCGGTTGACGGCCGGCATGGACATCAGCCCAGAACGCGGCCACGCGCTGGCGAATACCGGCGATGAGCGCAGGATTGGCCCGGTAGCGGTAGACATGCAGTTCGTTGCCGCCGACCAGGGCACAGATCACACCCCAATCGAGGCCGGCGCAGGCGAGCTGGTGCTGGTGCTGCAGCAGAATGTGTGCCGGCGGTTCGTCATTGGTCCATTTTTCACGGAACACCAGGAAATCGACGTTCTTGATCTCCAGCACGCCGGTCCCGGTCATGCCTTGTGCCAGATCCTCGGGGCCAGGTTCGATCAGGTAGTCGAGCGTTGCGCCCATCCCTTGTGTCGTGTCGTCCTTGGCGTAGACTGCGGGCAGCAAATTCCAGCCCTCACGGATCGCCGCACGCCGGGCGATGAAGGGCTCCATGGCGATGCCCCATTCGACGCGCTCATTGCCGACCGGCGGGGCCGGAACGGTGCCGGCCTTGACGTGGTGCAGCGCGAACATGCTGAGCGCATAGGGCGGCGCCACGCCGAACAAGGCCGAGACCTCGGAACCGCCGATATGCTGCAGGCGGATGGCATGCCATTCCTCGGGGGTGGCGGGGAGGGGGAGAAGGGCCATGCTCAGAACTCCACCACGACATGGGCGATCTGCCGGTTGACCAAAGCCAGCACCACACGCCGCGCTTGTTCCTCGTCGAGGTCGGCATGCGACATCAGGCCGATCTTGATGGCGCCCATGATCTTCGCGCGGTGCGTCTTGTTTGCGGCGCAGCGCTGTTCCTCGGTTTCAGCGGCGGCCTTGTTATCGGCCATGCGCTTTTGCTCTGCGGCGATGGCTCGGTCGCGCTCCCAGATGGCTTCTTGCTGCGCCTGGGCGCGGTCAGCCTCCGCCTTCTGCTCGGCAGCAATCCGCTCACGCTCGGCGCGCTCAACGGCTTCTCGTGCGTCGGCCAGGGCCTTGTCGGCGCGGCGTTCGGCGTCCAGGCGCGCTTGTTCGGCAGCTTGGGCCGCGCGTTCGGCCTGAGCGCGTTCGTCGGCCAAGCGCCGCTCGGATTCTTGCGCCTCGCGTGCCGCCCGCATCCGTTCCTCCGCCAGCAGCCGCGCGGCTTCGGCTTCAGCGGCCTGGCGCGCGCGATCGGCGGCTTCAGCGGCAATCCGCATTTCGTGTTCGCGCTGACGCCGCGCAGCCTCCTCGCGCTGGCGTTCTTCCTCGGCCGCACGAAGCCTGGCCAGTTCTGCGCGCTCGGCGTCACGCTGCTCGACCTGGGTGCGCAGCTTGGTCAGCTTCACCCGCGTGCCGATGATCGCATCCGCCGCGCGATCGCTGAATTCCTGCCAGTCACGATCCGGCAGGTTGTCGAGGTCCTCGATCCTCTGAACGACGACGAACAGCGTAGGCTCGGGTCCCATTTCGCCAAGGCTCAGGATGTTAACAAGCGCTGTCTCATGGTCCGCTACGCGCTGTTTTTCCTGGTTTTCCCATGCGGTCAGCGGCGCGCGCACTTTGTTGCGCAGCTCGTCCATGCGCTCCTCAATGATGGCGCATTCAGCGTTCACCGACTTGGTCTGCTTGCGCCAGCCCTCGGTCAGCCCCTTTCCAATCCGGATCAGTTCGGACTTGGATTTAGCGATTTCGTAGGCCAGCGATCGCATCTCCTCGCGGCCGGCCTTGGTCGAGATGTCCGGCCGAAACGCGGCCACCTTGCGGGCGATGCTGGCAAGAATGCCGTCGGTATCAGCGGCGACGATGGTCGAGATGGTGGCGGGTTGGATGACGGCTAGGCCGGTCGGCTGGTCAATGGTATCGGACATCAGCGGGCTCCCAAAAATGCGCGAAGGGGGTTACGGCGTGGGGCGGCGAGGCGGCCTTCCAGTTCCCGAATACGGTCCTCGGCTTCCAGCAGCAGGACCGGGACATTCGTGAGCAGGAACCGGGTGTTGTGATCGGCCACAATCCGGCCCGGCGTGTTAAGGGCGTTGGCCTGGGTTTGGGCGGCTGTGGCGAGGCGGTCGGGAAGGGATTGATCGTGGGTCACCACACTGCTCCCGGCTGGATGTCGGCCACCTTGGGCTTGTCGATCTCCGCCAGTTCGGCGCGCGCCCATGCCAGCGCCGGGTCGAGCAGCACCACGCGGCCGCTGTCGGTGACGACGGTGTAGATGTCTACGAGGCTACTGCAGATCGTCTTGTCGGCGGTCTGCAAGGACACGGCGTAACGGCCGGTGGCGGGATCGGGTTTTAGGTCGATGATGAGGCGCGGGGTCATGGTGCCCCTCCCATCCGCTCGTCGATCTGCGCCCGCAGCGCAGCCGTAGCTGCTTCCAGGAACGTCAGCCCTTGGAGCGTAGCCGGTATCCGCAGCGCCTCGCCAGACCCGCACGGCACGCCGTCGTAACAGGCGTCGCGGGCCAGGATCAGCGTCGGGCCGAGCGCGGCGCATGGTGCCGTGTTGATCGTCAGGGTGTCGGCAAACCCGCTGGACTCGTCGCGGAACAGGACGAACCGGCGTTGGGTGGGGGCGATGTGGCTCATGCCGCAATCCCCCGCGTCATTACCCGCCGCTCGGCTTTGATCCAGGCGGCATCGCGTTCCGTTCGCCGCGCGTCCTCCTGGGCATCGCGCACCGTGGCGATCGCGGCCCGTACGCGCTGGCGTTCGGCCTGGCGGGTATCACCGGACGCGGCGAACATCTCGCCCAAGCGCTCATCAAGGACGTTGATCGACCGGATCACGCGGGATTTCGCCCGGGCGGCGGTTTCCAGCAGGTAGCGCTGGCTGTCGGTCAGCGGGTTCATGCCGCCACCTGCTCGGCCGCATGCGCCGTCGCCTTCACCAGCGCCGCGGCGCGCGACATGATCTCGAACCGCTGGGCCGCCTCGGACAGGCTGGATACCAGAACCGGCGCGGTCGAGGCCAGGTCCGCAGCCTCCTTGCAGATCACTACGCCGGTCGGCACGCCGTGCCGCTCGCACATCGTGGCAAACATCACGCCGTCGTGGTCATACCGGGCAGCGCATTCCGTGGCGGTGGGGATGCGCACGCCGTGCAGCGCTGGGATCCAGGGCGTGTTGGAGGTGTGGGGGTAAAGAATGGGCATCACACCAGCCCCATGTCGGCAATGTGGCGGAAGGTCGAATGGCGTCCTACTTGCGCGCCAAGAACCGCCAGATCCGGTTCGCGCTGTTTAGCAGCGCCAGCCTTACCCGCGTCGGCACCGTCAGATTGGCCGATGCTGTGCGCTCCACGTTCTCCGCTCGCTGCAGCTCGTCCTTCATCTCGCGCTTGGTCGGCGGAGGCGGTTCCTGTGCCATAGATCAACTTCTCCAGCCCGTGGGTCGCGCAGCCATCATCAGAAAACGCAGTTTCCTGCGGTGTTTCGGCCTTCGGGACATCACAGAAACCTGTAATGTCGAAGTGGCAAGCATTTTTCCTTACGCTGGCAAACGCATGGACCGTTGACCAAGCAGTCAGAATGTCTTGATGTGTGACTACTGTGTCGTAACGAGGATCGGAAAGAATGGGATGCAGGGGCATGGGGTGGGTCTCCACATTGGGTGTGGAGACAATTCACCAAAATGGCGAAGCCTTGTCAATGACAAATTCACCAAATAGGTGAACTTCTTTTCATAATAATCGGTCGGTTTCAGCCCTCTGCGCTGAGCGCGGGAGAGAACCAAAAATTTTCACATCAGGTGGGTGAGAAGAATGGGATCAGTAGTGGGATTAAGACGCGGCAGACTTGTCAGTTTTCAGCCCATAGATCAGGAGGCGGACCGCGGAGCGTTCGTCTTCCGCCAAGTCGCGGTAGAATCTGATAAGGCGGAGTTCGTCAGGCTTATTTATCGTCTCGCTCTCAAACGTGGGGGAAACATTGTCCCTCTGAGGCGTGATATCCAAAAGTTCGGACCCAAGATGAGGCGCTAATTTCAAACGCCATTCGATAGACAGTTTGCGACTCGAATTTTCCAAACGCGAGACCTGCTGAAAGCTGCAACCGATCAAATCGGCCAGGCCTTCCTGCGTCAATCCCTTTGCTATGCGTAACTCTCTGACTTTGTTCTGCATAGGTGAATTATCGCCAATCCGGTGACGATCTCCAGCGCCAAGCTGGTGAATTATCGCTTGACGCAAACTCACCAACATGGTGAATATGCGGTCCATGAACCTGAAAACCTTCCTCGACACCGAGAACATCCGTCCCGCAACGTTTGCGGAATCGGTCGGCGTCACCACGCAGGCGTTGTATCGCTACATCTCTGGTGATCGCCTTCCACGTCGCGATGTGATGGACAGGATCATTGCGGCGACAGCACATCGCGTGCAGCCAAATGACTTTTTTGAGCGGGCACTCGCCGACCAGCAAACATCACCCGCGGAGGCCGCAGCATGATGCGGGTATCATTGCGTCTGCCGCAGATGCTGAATCGCTTCAATGATTTGCTGGGCAGCGAACAGCACTGCAGCGATCGTTATGGATGCCCACGCCGAGTGTATGCGCGTGATGAACACCCACGCCATTTTCTCCGCATCGTCGGCACGAGTCTGCTTCATTTTTGTCCGCAGATTGAGAAATTGCCAGACGCCGTAGCAGAACGTGATGGTGGTCATCGTATTGAGCAGCCAAGGCATTTTACCCTCCTTGAGGTCATGGCAGCATGAGCGCGCCATTTCGCACCCCCGATGTCGTGATCGGCGGCCATGATCGGCCATACCTGCGCCGCTGGCACCTGATTCCCCGGAATCGCTGGTTCAACATTTATCTGCATCATTTCCTCCGGTCGGACGACGATCGTGCGCTGCATGATCATCCCTGGTGGAACGCGTCGATCCTGTTGCGTGGACGCTACCGCGAGCACGTTCGGCTTTCTGGTGGGGGCACCATTCAGCGCGTTCGGCGGCTGGGCTGCGTGTATCTGCGCCGTGCCGAACAGGCACATCGGGTTGAGTTGCTGCCTGATGGACAAGGCGGAGAAATGCCGGTTTGGACGCTGTTTCTGACCGGCCCGAAAATTCGCGAGTGGGGTTTCCTCTGCCCAGCCGGCTGGCGGCATTGGATGGACTATGTGCGCCAGGTTCCGGGCGGGAATGAGATCGGCGAGGGGTGCCGCCAATGAGCGCCCCGTTCTGCCGAACCATTGCCGAACTCCGCGACGAAGCGCGCAACAGTCCGATCCTGTCGCTGATGATCGCGCTCACCGAGAAGGCCACCGTTCGAGCTCAGCGAGCAGGTCATTTAGCACCGCCAGCGCCGAATCTCGATCCTCAGGGTGATGGCGCTGCGTCTCAAGCGCCAGTGTCGCCGTTACCAGGAGCAGCTTGATGCGCTCGCACTTCTTGTTCGATCGGCGCGCATCATCGAGCAGCATGGCTTGCAGCAGCGTCCAGGCTGCGAGGCCGGGGCCGGCGTCGGTCATCACAATTTTCCTTTTCACAGATTGCGGGGCCGAACAGAACCGCCGCTGGCCGGTGGGCCGGCGTATCGAGACGCGCCTCCCTACCCGCCGGTGCCCGCGCGAAGGTTTCGCCGGCGGTATGGGCAAAGACCGTTCGGCTGAAAACACATGGTCTAAGGGCGTCACCCACCCCATTTTCTCACGGAGCGCCGCATGATCGATCCTCACGATCCGCGCCCTGGCTTGAGTTGGCGCGCGTGGTTGACCGCGCTTGCATGGTGGCTGGTGTTTGCGGTCGTGGCAGTCGCCGTATGAGCGCGATCGTTCAAACCTTCGGTGCGGCTGGGCTCGTTGCCGTCACTCTCTGGCTCGCCATGCTCGGTTTGGTCGTCATCGTCGCCATCGCGGCGTTGTCGGAGGCGCTGCGCCATGGACGCGAGTAGCCCCGCCATCACGACGGACACCGGCCGCATTCCCCGATGCGACCGGCGTATCCCGGGTTCGTTCTGGTCTGACTTCGTGGAACGCTGTCTCGGCAAATACTCGGCTCCTTCTGTCCCGAGCAACATGGAGGAGAACAGGTAATGCCGACAACTGTTGAACTTTACATCACATCGCCCGTGTATGCATCAAATGATATACGCGCCCGCATCTCGGCAGCGCTGCTGCGCGCCTATTCGGCACACCGGCACACGGCAAAACTCTTGGCCCGCGCGACCGGCCGCACGCCGCGTGCCGTCCAGGGGTGGTTGTACGGGCAGAACGCGCCGCCGGCGGATGCGTTGATCGACCTGTGCGCCGAGTGCGACGAGCTCGCGGCTGAGATCAATCTGATGATCGAGGAAAGGCGGCGCGCATGCGGTCGTGGTTGATTGAGTTTGGCTGGTGCGGCATCGGCGTGTCGCGTTCGCCCATGTGGCGCGCGCGCCTCGGCCTGGTGCAGGTCGGACTGTATCCTGGTTCGATCGTTGCCAGGCTGGCCAGCGTCGAGGGCCTCGTTCGCAAGACGCGCGAATGGCTGGCTGGGGGTGCTGCATGAACGCCGAAGCGCGCTTTCGCATGGCCGAGGCTGCTGCTGACCGGTATCGCCGGGGTCACGTGGCGCCCGAGTTTCTGGTGTCGCCTTGGCGGTTCCAGCCGCGCGCGTGGGCGCCGGATGAGATCGCTGTGGTGCGCGATGGGCTGCTGCGGGGTCGGCCCTACAAGGCGATCGCGCCGCTCGTTGGGGTGCATCTGGACACGCTGAGAAGGGCTGTGGTGCGGGGCGTGTTTGCCGACGGAGGGGCGTATGACGCCTAGCGCCACGCTGACCCTGGATATGCCGGCGATGACGGCCGCCCTTAAGGCGCAGACGCGCGTGCTGGAGGACATTCGGGTGCTGCTGCAGGCGGCGATGAGTGCCGGGCCGGTTATCAAATCGGCGGTCGAGGTTGACGAGCCAGCGCAGCAAGTGGCGATCACGGCAGATCAGGTTGACGAGCCGGCGGCGCAGGCTGTGCCGTTACCGTCCGCCATGGCGTCATCCTGGACCGAAGGCCGCCGCGCCGCGGTGCGCGACAACTGGCAGGCCAGCGCCGCCGAGCTTGAGCGCATCGTGAACAATTTGCCGGGGCCCTGGATTGGCCGGACGCAGATCATGGCCTACGGGGTCAAGGTGCTCAAATTGCCGGGCCGCCGGTCGGTCGAGATCGAGAAGCCGGCGGAGCCTGCGCCGATGCTGTGGAGCACAGAGCGCAAGGCGGTGATCCGCCAGATGTGGGCGCAGCCGCTGGATCAGATCGCGGCTGCGGTCAACGCGCTGCCGGGGCCGGCGGTCAATCAGATGCAGGTGCTGAAGCACGGGCAGACGGTTTTGAAGCTGGCGTGGGATCGCAAGCCGGTTACGCCGGTTACGCCGGTCGCGCCGGTTGCCGCTGCTGCGCCGCACCCCGTCGTCGTCACGGATCTGGCCACTATTCGCGCCTGGGCCGCGCCGCGCGGGATCGCTGTGGTGTCGCAGGCCGATCTGTCGGGCGTCAACGCCAGGCGGCACTCGCTTGGATTGCCGGCGTTTGAGATCGAAGACCGGCGCCGGCGCGCCTGAACCATTCAACCTGAGAGAGGAAAGCATATGGGCCGCCCGAAGAAATCAGATTCCACGCCGACCACGCCGATGGTCCGAGAGATCGACGACGAGGATATGCAGCATGCTGTCGAGCTTGCGGCCGACACGCTGACCGGCGACATTCGAGACTTCATTCTCGACCGGTTGCGCTACGAGCAGGACAAGCGGCCCTGGAACGCGCGCGGCGAAGATGAGCAGCGTCGCACCGTGCAGGTGGTCGAGGAGGCGGTGCGCAAGCACGTGACCGCGGCCATCGAGATCATCGCCGCCGGCGGCCGTCGCACCGTGAGTGCCGTGCTCAGCCAGGTGCTCGTGAAGGATGGCCTGAAAGGCGTCATCGAACTCAGCCGATTCGATGATCGCCGACATCAGCTTATCGACAGTGTGGGATCGCGCGTCCTCATCGTCGTCGCTGACCCCACCGATTACGAGGGCGAGCGCGCCCCGGTGGAGATCAAGCCCGATCAGGGCGATCTTGTTGCAGAGGCCATGGCCGTGCATTCGACGGCCGACGGCACCGCGGATCTGACGTTTCACTGATGTCAGTCCCTGCGCTTTATCCCGATCAGCTGGTCTGGGTGAAAGGCATCAGCGATGCCTTTTGCACCAGCCGGAGCGTGCTTGGTGTCGCGATCACGGGGTTCGGCAAGACCGTCTCGTTCGTCGATATGGCCAAGCGCGCATCGGCCCGCGGCAAGCGCGTCCTGATCGTGGCGCACCGGATCGAGATCGTGAGGCAGATCGGATTGGCGCTGGCCCGCGCCGGCGTGCCGTTCGGGTGGGTGTACGCCGGCATGAAACCGGATCCCGATCAGATGGTGCAAGTCGGCATGATCCTGACCGCGGTGAGCCGGCACGAGAAGATGCGCGCACCGGACGTCATCATCGTGGACGAAGCGCATCATGCCACTGCGTCGAGTTACCGCAAGCTGTTGGCGTTCTGGCCTCGGGCGTTCGTCCTTGGTGTCACTGCCACCCCGCAGCGCACCGATGGCACAGGCCTCGGCGACATCTTCGGCGCCATGGTTGTCGGTCCCGATATGCGCGAGTTGATCGCGCGCGGGCGCCTGTCGAACTTCCGCTACCTCGCCCCGCCCCAGCGCGTTGATCTGGCGAATGTCGAGGTTCGCGCCGGCGATTACGCGAGCGAGCAACTTGCCGCGGCGATGGACCAGGCGGCGGTGACCGGTGATGCGATTGCCCACTATGCGCGATATCTCAACGGCCGCCCTGCGATCGCATTCTGCGCCTCGGTGGTGCACGCCGAGCATGTGGCTGCCGAGTTCCGTGCCGCCGGTTGGCGGGCTGAGTCCGTTGATGGCGGCACTGACGAGCTGGTACGGTCTGATCGCATCGCGGCGATCGGCGATGGCCGGCTGAATGTGCTGACTAGCTGCGACATCATCAGCGAGGGAACAGACATTCCCGCGGTTGCTGGTGCGCTGCTGCTGCGTCCGACCAAGAGCCTAATCATCTACCTGCAGCAGATCGGCCGCGTGTTGAGGCTGAAGCCGGACGGCAGCGATGCGGTCATTCTCGACCACGTTGGCAACGTGTTTCAGCACGGGATGCCAGACGAGCCGCGTCAGTGGACGCTGAAGGGCACCAAGGGCCAGCGGCAGGCCGTACCGGAGGTGCGTCAGTGCCCGAAATGCTTCGCGTGCCACGCTCCGGCGCCACGCTGCCCGCAGTGCCAGCACGTCTACGAGGCCGCCAAGCCGCGACGTGTTGCTCCCGAGCGCGTGGACGGCGAACTGGGTGATGTCACGGCCGACCAGATCAAGGCTCGGCGCGCGGCTGAGTTGAAGGCGCAGATTGCTGCCGCGTGGCGACAGCCTACTGACGCGGAGGCGCGCGCCGCGCTGCAGGTGATCGCCCGCGAGCGGGGCTACAAGCCTGGCTTCGTATGGCAGCAGATGCAGCTGCGGGCCCAGATCCGCGGGAGGCGAGCCGCATGAATTACACCTGCTCCGTCTGCCAATTGCCCGACGTGATCGCCATATCGCCCGGCAGCGAGCCAGAAACCGCACCCGGCGGAATCGTGGTGCAGCGCGGCCAGCCCATCACCGCCTGGTGCGCGCTTTGCTGGTGTCGGCGGTTTGGGGTGGATCTTTTCTCGATGCCGACGGACGCAGCGCCATGATCACCCAATCCGAACTCCGCACCGTTCTCGTAAACAAAATTAACGATGCTGGCGGCGTGTGCGCGTTCGCCAAGCAGGCGGGCGTCTCGCATGCGCTGGTGTCGCGCACGGCATCGGGCGAGCTGGAGATCGGGCCGAGTATTGCAAATGCGCTGGGGTATGTGGCTGTGACGTTCTTCGTGCCGGTGCGGGGTGAAGCATGATCGCACCGGACGAGATGATCGTGGACTTGTTCGCTGGTGGTGGCGGAGCCAGCCAGGGCATCTACCAGGCGACTGGCCGCCATCCTGACATCGCCGTGAACCATGATGAGACCGCGATTGCTGTGCACGCGGTGAACCATCCCGATGCCGAACATCTGCAGGCCAGCGTGTGGCACGTCGAGCCGCGCGCTGCGGTCGCCGGCCGCCCAGTTGGGTTGCTCTGGGCGTCGCCCGATTGCAGGCACTTCAGCCGCGCGAGCGGTGGTCGTCCGAAATGGAAGAGCGTGCGCAGCCTGCCTGGTGTGGTGATCACTTGGGCGACACGGGTGCGGCCGCGCATGATCGTGGTCGAGAATGTCCGTGAGATGCTTGGATGGGGTCCGCTTCTTGCCGATGGCACTCCCTGCCCAGAGCGCGTCGGTCGTAGCTTCAATCAGTGGGTCGGGCGGCTGCGCGGGTTGGGCTATCGGGTCGAATGGCGCGAGCTCTGCGCCGCCGATTTCGGAGCGCCCACGATTCGGACGCGCCTGTTTGTGGTGGCCATGCGCGACGGCGCGCCGATCCGCTGGCCGCAGCCGACGCACAACCGGCGGCCAAGCATGTTTGAGCGCCCTTGGCGCGCGGCGGCCGAGTGCATCGACTGGTCGATCCCGTGCCCGTCGATCTTCACGCGCACGAAACCGCTGGCCGACGCGACTCTACGCCGGGTGGCCGAGGGTGTGCGTCGTTACGTGGTTGAGGCGGCCGAGCCGTTCATCGTTCGGATCGATCACCAATCTAGCGCGAGTGGCACGAACCGCGTGACGGATCCACTTGGGACTGTGACCAGCAAGGCGCGCCACTGCGTCGTTGTGCCGACGCTGGCAGTGATGAAGGGCATGTCTATCGCAGCCGATGTGTACGAGCCACTGCGCACGATCTGCGCCGGCGCTCAGCATCATGCCGTTGTTTTCGCCTTTCTCGCCCAGCACAACACCGGCGTCATCGGCCGTTCAGCGCGCGACCCGGTCAGCACCCTGACAACTTGGTGCAGCCATCAGCAGGTTGTGCAGGCGAGCCTGTCGAGCGAGGACGAGGCGGGTGCACGGCGCGTTGCTGCGTTCTTGATCAGCTACTACGGGCAGGGTGGCCAGCATCAGCCGATGATGGCACCGCTCGGGGCGATCACCACGCACGATAGGTTTGCCGTTGTGATCGTGGACGGCGCCGCGCTGCCGATCGTTGATATTGGGATGCGTATGCTGTCGCCGGCCGAGCTGGCTCGAGCGCAAGGTTTTCCGGCTGGATACGTGCTTGATCGCCGATTGGACGGCACGCCGATCACCAAAAGCCAGCAGGTTCGCCTGATCGGAAACAGCGTGTGCCCGCCCCGGCGGAGGCCGTCATCCGAGCGCTGATTGGCGCCGCGGTCGAGAGGATTGCCGCATGAACTCCGGCACCGCTTTACAAAACACGATGCGCTTGGCACTTGGTAAGGTTCGCCATGCTCGACTGTTCCGGAACAACAGAGGGGTGTTCTGGGCCGGCAAGGTGATCGCGAAAACCGGCACTACCGTGACGCTCGAGCACCCGCGTCGGGTCGAATGTGGGCTTG